GAGATGCAGAGGTACGATATATCGCCTACAACCACTTCCTGCAGGGGTCCATGTTCCAAAGCGAAAGACACACAGTAGATGCTAATCCTTTCGTAGGAGAAGCTAATCTAGGCTTTAGAGTAGGCTATGATAAGTTTAAGTTCTCCTATAACTATACAATGATTACGGATGAATGGAGCGATCAAGGTGGCCCATTCATGTTTGGAGGGATTGATATCTCTTGGTAATATGCTAGCAATACAACCGGCTAAAGAAACAGTAGAAGAAACAGAATCCTTTATAAATGATTCAACATCTGATGAGGTAGGTATGAGATTTACTACAGAAATGAATAGCGTTTTTGATGACGTGCAATTTGAAGCAGTAGCTCCGGAGAGAGCGCTTCACCTAGCGATATTCATGAGATCCTTTCAAGACCTTTTAAGTACAGATAGGAATGAACGTAAGCTAGCTGTAGAATGGTTCTCTTACACCGGCCCTAAAGTAAATGAATTTATTACCTATCAAGAATGTAAGCAGATGTTTTCTTTAGGAGCTGCAAGGCTCAAAATAATAGAAGAATGTATAAAAGACCCTAATGCTATATACAGGGTAAGAGAGTCTAAAGAATGCCGAGGTATGAGAAGGAGGTAACTACTTAGCCTTCTTAGCTTCTGATTCTTTCCTAGCTTGCAACTTAGCTGCTGATCTAATCTTAGACACCTCTCTGTGAATTAATTTCTGCCTCTCTTCATTGAATACACTATACTCAGGAGTCTGTCTTATACTATCTAGCATTGCTTTTATCGGAGGACCGGATAGCTCCAGTACTCTCCGAGACTCTTCTGGAGTTAGTATGTTGGTGTAACCTCCCAACTCTTCTGATTCTGTTTTGTTTAACTTTATAGCATGTCCTGGTCTTGTTATCTCATAGCCAGTCTCTGTCATCCAGAGAGCTACAGGATCTGTAGAAGAGTCTGCTAAGAACCTCCCTAAGCCGGCTTTGTTCATTACATCATACTCTATAGGCTCTCCGAAGATATTTAGTTTGTACTCAGCTCCGGTTACCTCAGGACCAAAGGGGAGATTGCCTATCATCTTAGCTCTGAAGTTATTGTAAGTTTCTACAGGAGAACCGTTAATCCACTTCCCTAAGTTTCTAAGGAACCCTACTGAAGGAATGAAACCGGATGCTACGTTAGCTCCTTGCTGCCATCCCTGATTCTCTAGACTAGCTGATACAGAAATACCTTCATCTGTTATTCCTCTTCCTACATCTTTGAAAAGATCTGCTAGGTCAGAGATGGACTTGATGAAGCTCAGATCTGTCATAGCTCCCATACTTCCCATGACAGCATTAGCTATAATCATATCTGTATCTTTACCTTGTTTATATCCATCTACAACTGCAGAAGCTATTACAGGTAGAATAGCTAAAGGAGTGTTACCTAATTTTATGTATGACCCTCCAGATCCACCGACTCTTATTGAGTACTCTTTGTCATCATCAGTATCTCCGAAGAAGGTTATCCAAGGGTCCTCATCATCTGCTACAGCCATTCCCCAAGCGGTAAACAGTCCGGTTAGAGTGGTACCTACAATAGCTTTTCCTAAGAGCTGTCTGGCCTCTATGGAGTTGTCTACTGGAGCATCTGAGCTAGTGAGGAACTGTTCTTTTGTAGATCCCTGTCTTTTGCCTCCTTCTAAAGGAATATTAGGATCTTTAAATTTAGTATAAGCAGCTCTGCCGGCTCCTACTATAGTATAGTTGAGCATATCATTAGCGACGTTTGCTCCAGTTCTTATGAAAGGAAGTACCATCTTAAGAGGCTTAACTCTTCCACCAGCAAAGTTAAAACTAAGTTCTTCGATAGCATAGTTTAGTATGTCGTAACCTTTACCTAGCGCCCACTCAGGATCGTTTAGGTAAGTAGAAACTACGCTATGTCTATCTGCTACAGCTCTAAGAACTTCATCCTGCTTTATCTGCATCTGTTCATAGATCATTAGCTCTCTTTCACTAGGACTGGTTTTAATGCCGGCTGTAGCTAGAGCTGCTATCTGAGCGTCTGTATCAGCAGTGATCTCTTCTAGATTCTTTTCAGTTCTATATAATTTGTTGTCTGCCCAGGCTAGTCTTTTATCTTTAGGAACACCGGCTTTCTTGGCGAGTACTGTAGATGCAAACTCTAGCTGTGCTTCACGGTTAGTTCTCACTGAGATACTATCTGCAGCAGAGAGAAATCTGCTAGCCATTTCATTGATTATGTTGAAAGGATTCCAAGGTACATCAACCCCTCCTACTTTAACTTTTTGCAGAGATTCAGGTTTAAAGTTACCGTCTTCTCCAAGAGATAACCTGCCGGCTCTTTCTCCTCTCACAATTAAGCCGGCTTCTTTCCATCCTAATCCTAACCCTCTAGCTCCTCCTCTTAGGAAAGGCATAGGATTCTGTCCTGTAGCTGCGATACCTGCTGCAGTACCGGCAAAGGAAGCTATATTGCCTATGGCATTATTAAGCTGAGTAGCCCATCCTGAGAGAGTATTCCTTCTCCAGAAGTTAAACAGATAATCTATCTTAGTATCATCACCGTCTTGGATGTACTTAGATTCTAAACCTACTAAAGCTTGTGCAAGTTTCTGATAGTTAGTAGTTCCTTTTTCTGCTTGAGCTATGAGGTTACTCCAATTCTTCAGGTTAGCCTGATCCTCCGGAGTAAAGGCAGCATTAACTTCCTCTAGTTTTTTTATTATCTTAGTTAATTTATCTTTTTTATTAGTGCGATTTTCTTTAGCTTTTGTAAGCTGTGCATCTAACTCCGGAGGCACTGGAATGGATTCCTCTGCAGCTTCTCCTTCTTTAGCCTTACCTCTAGGTTTTCTAGGCTTAGTTACCTTCTCTATCTCAGCTTCTATCTCTGCAACTTGGTTATCAGCAGCTTCTACTTCTCTAGAAACATCATATATAGTTGTGTCTTCTCCGGTTTCTTTTTTAAACTCCTCATAAGCTTTCTGCTCCAGTTTAGTTTTTACTTGCCTGACACGAGTATCACCTACTGTTCTGCCGGCTGCTGCTTCTATGGCAGCTTCTGTTCTGAGCTGAAGACCTCCTCCGAATACATTTCCTGGCTTTTCATTAATATCATAAGCTTCACTAAGCATATCTGTAGCAGCTACTCTATTTTTGAAATCCTCTAAAGGTATAGCTTCTTCTGTTGCTTTCCAGTGCTCTATTATAGCATTAGCTAGAGCCTGGTCTTCTTGGTTGAATCTATCTAGATTAGCAAGATAATCCATTACTTCATATGGACCTTTCTCTTGTATAGTTTGTCTAGCTACACTAGCCCCTTCTCTTACATCTTTAGGATAATAAGTTCTGAGAGGTATGATCTTACTTGTTCTAGTATTATCAGGATTATCTTCAAACTGTTCAGTGACTAGCTTTAATTCTAATGCTCTATCGGGGCCAGCTTTCTCTATTAGTTTTTGAACATACTTACTAACTTTCTGTCCTTCTCCAATCTTCATAGCGCCGGCTGAGTCTGATACTTTACCTGGAGCAACGAAGAAAGGATCTTGATTAACCTTCCCTTGAGTAGTTCTTTCACTTACAAATACAGCTCCGTTTCCGTCAGAGGTTTCTTCTGTTTTTATTACTCTCTGACTAGGCTGCTTTTGATTAGGGTCAACAGTCAGGTCTTCTCTTATGGCGTTTAAGGAGTTGATTACAAGCTCTCCTTTCTTATTCACAGATAAGGTAATAGCTGCACCATCCGGAGAGCTACTTTCATTGTTAGTCAGCTTTGCTAACTGTGCCTGAACTTCTGGAGTTACAAACTTTAGTGCTTTGAATGTCTGTAAAACTTTACCATCTTTAGTCTGGTAATGGAGATCTCCTTCTGATGATCTTACAATAGAGCCTCCATCGTCAAAGCTCATCATAGGAGCACTTGGACCTGCAAGCTCAACGCTCATCCTAGGTGCTGGAATAGATTCTTTAGCAGGGGGAGGAGAGCCTTCTAGTTGAGTGATTGAAGCTTGAAGGTTCTCAATGGAGTCAGGATTGAAGGCTATGTAGGTAGTAGCTAAAGGGCCTTCATCGTTCCATGCGGAATCTCTTATATTATTTATTACTACACCGTCATGCCCATTATCTTTTGCAGTCTGTATTATCTGCATAACTCTATCAGGATCATAACTTCCTTTAGGCAGTAAAGCTCCTCCTTTACCGAAAGATTCCTCTGCACTAAAATCCTTAACTATATAAGGATTAGACATAGTGACTTTATACTTTTTAGCTCCGACTACTCTTCGAGATTCTGCTTTATTGAATAAATCGTCTCTTTCTTTTCCTTTAGCTTCTATCTCGCTAGCAACATCTTCTCCTTTGTTTGCCCTACGTGAAAGCTCCATATACTGATCAGTTAATTTCTTATTTAGAATACTTTCTTCGTCGGTGAACATTGACCCATAAGACTCAGCATAGGAGTCTGCTATCTCTTTGTCGCTAGAGAAAAAGAACCCTTCTTTAGCATTAGCAGATACAGAGTTACTGCCTTTTTTACTTTCATCAAATTTCTCGAACTCACTCTTACTCCCATGCCAGACTTCGTAAGTGAACCCTTGCTTATCCTTGATAATCTCAGGAGCCGGTATATCTCCTCCCATGTTAGAGGCAGGTGTAGTATCTCCATTTAATTTTACGTATTCAGGCTTTCCGTTATGCGCTTCAAATACAATCCCGTCATAACCTTTCTCAGTAGCTGCAGTTATAAGCTGCTCCATAGATGCGCTACTATCTAAGCCTATATCTTTTTTAGCTTCTGCCCAATTCTTAGCCTTAAGAGGCTTACTGAATGTAAGGTCTTCTTGTATTACGCTTCCCCCTTCTCCGGCGTATGCTTGCGCTACGTCTTTATCTGGTGAGAAGAATTGTCCTCCTCCCATTCCTGGAGCACCAGGATCGCCTCCTCCTCTGAAAGCTGTGACTGTAAAAGGCTCCCCTCCTTGACTAGGAGCTGGTCCCTCTGGTGCCTTACTCCCAAACACCTCACCTACTCCAGAAGCAGCACCACCAACTACAAACCCTGCTACTAAAGATTGCCCGAATCCTTGAAAAATGCTCTCATCTTTATCCTGCCCTATGTTCTCAGCTACGTTAGAAACTACCTGACCTACAGCTTCTGTGCTTCCTTCTAATGCAGCATTCCCTACAATCCTAGGAATCATTCTAGTGCCGAGTGTAGTGGTAGTTCTACCTGCTAGTTTAGCTGCAACACTGCCGAAGACTTTTGTACCTACTCCAGCTTGAACTGCTTGGTTTGCAGCTTCTATACTGCCGGCTGCTAGGGCCTCTCCTAAAGTACCTTCGTTCTCTAAGGAGTTCTCAACCTGCTTTCTAACAGCTCCAGCTCCTGAAGCTGCTAAATAAGCTCCAGTACCCCATCCTCCCGTAGCTACTCCAGCACCTATAGCTCCCACAGCAGAGCCGGCTCCAGAGGCTATAGCTGACCAGTAAGAATCATCTGTAGCTGGATTAGTAGTTTCTAGGAAAAAGTCATTGACTGAATCAGCTCCTACTAAACTAGCTACTGGACCTACTAATCCTTGAGCAGCCCTCAGAGATAAATCCCTACCCCATTCTATGTAGCTATCTGGGTCTATGTAGTTCTCTTTTCCAAAAACTTCCCTTCTCTGGAGAGTTGCAGCATCTTTAATTCCTCTCGTTAACTGAGAGCCGGCTTGTAGGTAATTAAGGTCATTAGTCTCACTCAGTAACTTTATGTTCTCTTCTTCCCACTTGTTAATTCTTTCAATCTTTTGATCATAAGGATCGATAGCCTCTACAGTAATATCGTCCAGGTCTATCGGAGCATAAGTTAAAGCTTCATCAGGTTTATACGGCTGCGTATCCCCGAACTTTTTTCTTACGCTGTCACTTGTTTCTATGAATAAATTTCTTGCAGCAGGATTATTATCAAATCCGTAGTCATTATATAAATCCCGCAGTGCAGACAAGCCGGCGTCTTGAGTCTCAGCCATGCCTACTATCTCAGCAGCTACTCCTCCAAACTCTGCAGTTTCAGGACTGAGTTCTTCTTCATCAGAATCGAAAGGCCACATGTTTAAGCCTCACTTAGTTGTGCGTTATTAAATCCCCTAATAGGATTGCTAGGTACTCCGGTGTTACCGAAGCCTAAAACTCCTTGCTGCTTTAGTCTATTAGCTATATCCATGTCTCCTTTGGTGTAAGCAAAAGCAGGGAAGTTAGCGATAACTTTTTCTGCATACTCTCTAGACTCTTTAGCTTTTCTCACAGGATCTACTTTATCTCCCCACTTAATAGATAGCACAGCTGGCTCTATGAATTCTTTGACTACATTCCAGTCTGTTGTGCCGGCTAATTGTATAGCTCTAGCTACTGTTCCTGGTCCTGCGTTGTACGCTGTTATAGCTAGCATAGGATTACCTTTGAAAGCTGGCACAGCCATCATCTTCTCTAAGTATATAGCTCCAGCAACAGTAGAATCTATAGGATTACTTCTGTCTAACTTTCTTCCTGCATCCTTGGATACTTCTTTAGCTGTTGCCTCAGTAACCTGCATGAGCCCTCTCACTCCTGTAGGGCTTACTGCATTCTCTCTTCCTGCTGATTCTTGAACCATAACAGCTTTAGCTACAGCAGATAATCCTTCAGCATAAGGACTCTCAGCTACTCTACGTATACCTTCTGTGTTTGGTTGCCATGCAACATTCACTGTAAATTCAGGAGGTATAAATGCACTTGTTACCTGCCTAGCTTGGTTAACAGGAGAGGGCACAGAATCCGGATTAAAGGCTATGTTGGTCTTAGTTGCACCATCCATAGATTGATGTACTTTAAGTTTCTCTACTGCTTTGCTCTTCAGCATGTTCTGTTTTAACTGAGAAGCCTGTTGTTGAGGATTAGGAGTTAATACAGGAGCCGGTGTTGCGGGGCTGCTAAGAGGTTTCATAGTCGCTAGAGGAGAAGCTGTACCTGGAGCAGCAGTCCATCCTGGAGCTGCAGGTAATTGCGTTTCAGGTGCTTTTAGTAAGTTAGCTGGTGCTGGAGTAGCCACAGGTTCACGGTTCAAGTTAACTGTGAAGTCATTAGACTTAGGAGTTTCTGTGTTTCCGGTAGCTAGTCTATCTCGGACAGGAGCTTTAGCTGCTTTAGGAATGACAGGAGATTCTGCCATCTTAGCTCCAGCATTAAATGCTTCTTGCTTAGTCTGGTATTCTGCTGCGTCTGTTTTATACTTCTCTGCTGCAGCAGCATCGTTTTTAGCTTTTATATCAGCTTCGTCTTGTCTTTGTTTCTGCAGAGTTCCTATACCATCAGAATCCTGATCTATTTTATTTACACTGATATAGTCTGCTTTTGTTTTATTAAATATGTTAACAGCTTCAGAAGACATCCCTCCAATACTTTGAGGTTGGTTATCATAATAAAGAACTTTTTTACGTTCTAGCTTTCCCAAAGCAGCCGGATTCTTAGCTGCTTCTTCTGGAGTTACTTCTATTCCCATGCCGTTTACAAGAACAGATCTTATCTCTCCTTTATCCAGTAACTGAGCAGAGCTTATGTTACCACCGATTTTACTTTTGATAATCCCTATCTCCGGATCATTATCCAAAGCTTTTAGATTCTCAGGGTAAGTTGTTAGAGCTGACTGCCTTCTTATCTCGCTAGCTTTTCTGTTTCTCTCTATTGTCTGCTGCTCTACGTAAAGATCAAAAGTCTGCTGATCCCAACTCTTAGCAGTATTCTGTATATAAAATTCCTTCTGCTGCGGAGTGAGGATACTATCATATTGGCCGGACATGAGAGCTTGTCCTTTAGCTACTCCGTCATCTCCGTCCATTATGGATATTAGTTCAGTCTTCTTTTTATTAACTATAGCTTCCTGCTCTCTCTTAGCAGTCTCAGCTTTCATAGCTCCTAAGATAGAGTCTTGATACTCCTGTGGATTAGCTTGAATAACAGCAGCTTCTGCTTCAGCTTTTATGGCTTGAGCTTCTTTAACCCTAGTTTCGATAGGAGCTTGCTCTAGCGCTATCTCATTAGCCTCAATCTTTTGCTCGTTTAATTGGTACTGCTGAGAATCATCTAATCCTTGCGTGAATCCTCCAACGAAGGCAGCAAAAGGAGAAGGTACCTTAGCTCCGTCTTGAAAGCCTCTGCTTGCAGCATTCACAAATAAATCTAGATCAATCGCTCTTGGAGTATACGCCATGATTACATAGTCCTTCTGTTTTGATCTTGATACCGGATTATTGACTTACTAAATATATCAGTATTTTTATTTCCTCCATAAGTACCGGCATTAAACTGGAACTCGAAGTCAACAGAAGTTAATTCTTTCTGCTCTGCTGCTTCTTGCTCTAAAGGAGAATCCATAGGAGTAGACTCTACAGGAAGAGGAGTTCTTCTCTTAATATCAAAATTAGGGCCAGGAGCTTTAGGTAATTCTCCGGCTACCTCTAATCCTTTCTGTCTGCCGGCCATAAGAATGTTAGCTGTGTCGAAAGCTCCTTCATCAAAAGCCATGTTAATCCCTTGCTGCATAGCTATCTGATCTACTTCTGATATACGGCCTGTAGCGAATTGCTGATTCATAAGAGCGTAAGCATCTTCTTTAGTTTGGATACCTTTCTTGAAAAAGAATCCTCTTACGTTATCTCTTACATAAGCAAAATTCTCTTCTGTCATGTCTTGGCCGAATCCTACTTTACCTAGAGAAGCGTTAGCTAATTGGCCGGCTACTTGGTCAATAGAAGTTCCTTTTCCTCCAGCTACTAATCGAGTTAGAGCCGAAGTCATCATACTTGCAGAGAAGTCCAGATCATTTGTGTAGTCTACATCATAAGCACTAAGAGGTCTTCCTACGTTATTAGGGTCTTTATCAGGGAACCTGAATTCATGCTGACCTCCCTTACCGTCAGTTCCTATATCAGCTAAAGAACCGTCACTCAGAGTAACCTTCCAGTTTCCATCAGTAATATCTTCGAATAATTTTCTTCCTTGATCTCTTCCTTGCTGTTCTTCTGATTTGCCTCCAGAGAATGTGTTGTAGACTCCTACTCCTGCACCTATTGCTCCTCCTATAGCTGTGCCGTAAGGACCAAAATAAGACCCTGCTGCTGCTCCAGATGCTCCTCCTTGAATTATACCTCTAGCTCCTTTACGGTCGTTTTTAATGACATCGGCTAGTCCTATTACTCCAGCTATAGGTAGCGCAGCCCCTGCCCCGCCAGGAAGAGGAGCAGACCCTACAGCAGTAGCTCCTTCAGGTATTGCAGCCCCTTCCGCTATTATAGAGCCATCTGAAAGAAGAACTCCTGGTCCTCCGCCAGAACCCCCTAACATAGAACCTATCTGTCTTCCTGCAGATATAGCTTGACCTGGCTTTATCCCTTCTTCCTGCTTTGCCTGTTTCCTAGTCGTGTTACCAAACACAGATGCAGTCACCATTGAACTTAGTAAGTAAGGATCTTGCATCACGCCCGACTGACCTAGCCCTGAAGCAAAGGAAGTTCCTCTGGAGTTAAGGGTATTACTGTTAGTAGGTAGCCATCCGTTAGCTACCTTAAAAGCTCCTGAGCCGGCTTTCCTGACTCCATCTGCAGCATTAAGACTTCTTATCTCGTTAGCTCCGTTAATCGTAGCAGAGGAGTAAGAGAGCCCTTTAGGTACCGCTATAACTTGTCCAGGCTTCTGTCCGGCTCCTATAACCTCGTATCCTTGAGGTAGCGCCTGTCCATCTCCAGTGATAGCTCCTATGCCGGCTGACGGAACTGCAGTGAATCCGGCTTGACCTAACTCAGCATCTGTTAGAGCTACAGAAGCTCCTCCTAATGCAGGATTACCTAGTAACCCTATCCTTTGTCCAGTTGCTGCCATCTGACTAGCAGTACCTTTTCCGTAAGTGAGTCTCTGTACTAGATCAATCTGATCCCAGTTCTTCTGCAGTCCAAATACATCTATTCCAGAGCCGGCTAAAGCTGTTGCGTCTCCCACAGAGAAAGCAGTTTTTCCGTTCTCATCTTTTATCAAAGCCCTAGAAGCTAAGTCACTTCCATCTTTAAATTTATAGCTACTGAGAGCCATAGTAGAGAGTGCAAGACTCTTTTGAGAAGGAGATAATTTTTCTGAATTAGCTGCGTAGTTATAAGCTGCAAAAGCTAATCCGTATGCACGTTTAGGATCAGAAGCTTCTCCTATGTTATCTAGAGCTGGTTGTCCTAGTTCTGTTAAAATTGTATTGACTGCGCCTTTCGTGTCTCCTTGAAGTTGAAGTCCTTCAATACGTCCCATGAAATTAGGGTCACTAGATATGTTAGTGAACTTAGCTAGCCTATCTGCATCTTCATCGTCATCTACTGCTCCTAGCTGCTGTAAGATACTTCCAAAATTATAGAGCCTATTCTTCCCTAATTCAAAATCATTAGAGTTTCGCATGTCATCGAAAGTGTATAGTGGCTTACCATCTACATCTGCTCCAAAGTCAGATATGCCTTGCTGTGGTTCTCTGAAGACACCGGCTGATCCTTTGATTGTGTTATCAAAATCAAATAAGAAATTCTGTACTTCAGGATCGTCTATCTTGTCTTTAAGTCCAGGAACACTGAACAGATTCTGGAAGTTTTGTATAATAGGATGATTAGGGGATTCGTCCCAATCAGCCATAAAATTAGTCTGCACTCCTGTATTTAAATCTAAACTTTGAGAAGGTCCTTGTGTTCCGTCTGGTCTAACAGCTAAGTCAGCAGTGACTAACGTATTTCCGTTATTCTTCATGTACTCACTGTAGCTGGACAGGACACTTCTATTAGAAGGATCTTTAGACCCTAAAGGACTGATTTGTAAAAACGGTTTCTTTATAGCTTGCATAATTCAGTACTTAAAATAGATCTATTACACTAGATACAGTATTCACTATATTACCTATCCCGCTAATAATATCCGGTGCTCTGGATATTATATTACCTACTGCTGCATAGTTTCCAGATTCTTGAGCTGTAGCTCTTTCTTCTCTGTATAATTCTAAAGCTGTCTGTTGCTGCTGAAGTTGGAATTGTCTGTCAGCAGCAGCTTCTGCTTTTTGCGCTTCTAATGCAGCAGCCTGAGCCTGTGCAGACATAGCAGCTCTTGCGTTAGCTGCAGCATTAGATGCAGCCGATTGAGCTGCTGAAGCTGCTCTAGATTTAGCATTCTCTCTAGCTGCAGCATCTTCTGCTTTTTGTCTCTGCTGATCTTGAAAGACTAAAGTTTTATTAGTCTTCTCAACTTCTAATTTAACAGCTCTATTAGTAGTTGCTACTTCTAAAGATCTGCCGGCGTTAGCGTTAGCAGCTTGAAAAGACCTATCAGCATTAGCAGTAGCTGTGTTTGTTTTTAACTCAGCATTAAATCTCCTCTCAGCAGATAAGATCTCTTTACTCGCCATCTGAGTTCTAATGGAGTTATCTGCATTAGTGCTAGATGCCTGAAGTTTGTTAGCTGCATTAATTGTATCTGCTTGCAATCTATTGCTTACGTTTGTAGTTTGAGCTTGCAGATCATTAGCTACGTTTGTTGTACTTGCATCTAAATTAAGTTTCGCTTGATTAAGATCTCTTTCTGATTGAGTAAGAAGGTTAGTTTTATTTGTATCCTGCTGAAGCTCTGCTTTAAACTGACCCTGCTGAGTCTTAGAAGCTAGAGCATCCTTAGCTGTGATCATCCCTTGATTAGCTTCTGAAGCTATCGCCATTGCAGCTTGGCCGGCTGATTGGCTAGGCATTACAGATATCTCTGAGCCGGCTGTTGAGTACTGAGTTGGAGCTACTAAGGTTTCTGTTCTATTAGCTATGTTGGAACTGAGAAGCTGATCACCATACTGGGATAAACCTATTCTCTGTTCAGCGGACATTAACTGTCCAGCTTTTGCTGCAGCAGAAGACCCTGCTCCGAATCCTCCGGTAGCTGCTCTATCTGCTGCTGCTGATTGAATACCTAATTCAAGTTGTCTGTCAGTAATAGAATCAGGAACTCTCCCTTCTGCATAGGCTCTTGCTCTGCCGGCTTGTCCTTCTAAGTCTCCCCTTATAGAAGGATCTATAGATTCTAACTGTCTTAATCTTTCAGCAGTATTGAAAGTGTTATCTTTAGCAAGCTCTTGTCTCTTAAGGGTAGCAGCAGTAGGTGCATAATTCTGCAGTCCTTTAAGTTCAGTATCTAGAGCATCTAAAGCCAACTGAGAAGAGAGCTTGGCATTCTTGTCCATCTCAGATCTTGTGATATCTCCGTACTCTGCCTGTACGTCAGCAGGGTCTAACAGCTCATAATCGGCAGCCGTCATGAAGCGATTAGCTAGTGTGTCAGCACTTACATCTCTAGAAGTAACGGTACCTGTTCCTATCTGATCCGCTACTACTTGCTCAAAATCAAAATTAGGATCAGTAAAGTCTACCTGTGCAGGATCTACTTGATCTGCATTGATCATGAAATCAGATGCATTAATGTCCTGTGGATCATTAATAAGAGGAATATCAGTCTTGATGGTAGGCTTAGACGAAACTAACGTAGTACTAGACGTAGGTTCCGGCTTAGGCGTCCTACCTGGTTTCTTAGGCTTCCCTGGTTTTTTATCTTGCTGTTTCTTAGTTGCCATCTTTAACTTCTTCTATAATCTCTTTCTTTGCAGCTTGCAGAGCTTCTGCCTGATTCTTTCCTGCTTCAAAGGAAGTAAGGCTAGCTTTTACTGAAGTGTTTGTAATCCATATCACTCCTAAAATAATAACTGCACAAAGAGTTCCGGTTACTAGAAAAAATACATTAGGTGTTATCCCTTTGTCTTTGTATAAGAATTGATTTGTTTGCTCTAGAGTAGTTTGACGTTCTTCGTATTTAACTTGATGCTCTTCAAATTTAGATTGGCGTTCTTCTGATCTTGCGAATGTTTCAGCCATAGATCTAGCTGCTTCAGCTAGCATGTGATGTGATGCTGACATATCTAGCTGGCTAGTCTTAATGTCTTGCACATCCTTACTAATAGCAGAAATCTCTTTGCTGATAACTCCAGTTAGCATTTCTCTAACTAGCTCTGCTTCTGCTTCTCTCATCACCACCTTCTCCCTCTTAATGCGTTCTTTGGAACAATTCCTCTGATAGTACCTCCAGAAGTATGATAAAAAACTTCAATAGCTTTTCCATTATTTAAATTCTTATGGGTAGCTCCTCTCTCTACTAGCTTCTGTAAAAATATGTCATTAGCTTGCGCCAACTCTGGCTGGCTAGTTGCTTGAGCTTTTGCCTGTTGACCGGCCACTTCCACAGTATAAAGAGTGTCAAAAGGAATACGATCATTTTCTGCGTACTTTTCTTTTAAACGAGTTCTACCTATGATTGATATTTTAGCGTATTCAGGACAGTTAGGGATATTTAATTTAAATCGTCTGTAGCTAGGAGCTTCTTCTACCGGAGAATAATCAGATAAGAATCCTTGCATACCAGATCGATCTCTCCAGTATGCAGTTACGTATCCATTAGTAGGTGTCTTCTTAAAGCCTGATAGCTTACTGAAAAATACATTGCTCCAAGTTATAGTGTTGCATTTAATATCCAGATATTCTCCAGATATAGGACTCCCCTGGTGCTGTGTGTATATCTCTCTTCCTGTAATATCTGAGCCGGAGAATATTGCGTGAGCATCTACATCCTCTTTCAGATTTCCTTTCACTCCTATCTGAAACTCTGAAGGTCCATCATACACAGTGAAAAAAGTATTAGGGTTTTCTATTAAAAGATTAGCGCACTCTAAGTAATTGTCGCAGTTATCCGGCCTGGAACGGAAGTCAAACCATCTGTCCATTACTCCACCTACACTGCCATTAATCATGACCTTCAGAGGGACTTCTAGTTCATAAGGAAGAGTGAGCTGCCCTTTATGAGCACAGAGATCAAAAAGCATTTCAGCTCCAGGGGATCCGGTGATTAAAACGTATTGAAGTATTTTCCAGGTGAATTCATCTAGCTCTTTTGAATTAAAAGCTTTACCACTGGCTCCGCAGTAGGGCTGTAATATGCGCTTGGCTTTGCCAAATGTAATACTCATGGTGTAGCTAACAAAAATAAAACTTATTTTTGCCAGCCCTGCTTTCCTGGCTACAGGGATTTATTTGGACTGTTCCTTCTTCTCTCTAGCTAATCTCTTCTTAGATTTAATTATGCCAGAAGCAGGAATATCATCAGATAGTTCTTTATTCTTTTCAGCTATCTTTTTAATTGCAGCAGATGTTTTGCTTACTTTAAGTTCTTGACCTTGGGCTTCACGAGCTAATCTTTTTTCAGATTTAGTTACACCTGCTGAGGTACCTCGTGACATTCGAACACCTTTATTGCGAAGGGATGCGAAAGATTTATGACCACCGCCACAACTTCCGCATCCCATCTTTTATCCTATTAAACAGCAGCCGAGAAAGGGCCGTTACAGCTTGAAGCATCTTTACGGAATACGTTCGGCATTGGGATACCGTTGTATGGAGTAGAGCGCTTCTGAACAATCTCAGAGTTAGTGAAGATCTGTTGAAGTCCGTTAGCATACCAGTGTCCGTACTGGTAAAACGGAAGGGCAAAACCTGCATTAGGGCCAGCATCTCCTTCTGGAGTCTGAGGTTGATAAATGAGATTAGGGTTATAGATTGATAAAGACATATATTTCCTTTAGTAAGTTATAGCCTTAAATTTATTTACGTCCACCATGAGGATCAGTTGGAGTCGGATGCGATACTTTTGGACCGTAACCAAACTCACCAATCATTGCTCCTGCTCTCACAGTTACGATTTTAAAAGGGCTAGGCTTACTGAACGTCTTAGTTACAGTGCCTTTAAAAGCGCTTTTATACTTAGAGATATTTGCTGATTCGTTAGCTGCCATAAAGTAATCCTTTATTAGAGTCAAGATACGTATTACTTATAATTAACATTAAAGTCCTACGTATACAACATCAAAAATAACGTAGAAGCTGAGAGTAGGATCTTGTAACCATTGACCTTGTAAGTGCGTCACCATAGCTGCTGTGAAGCCTGGAGTGGTATTAGTTATCAAAGCATAACCGGCTGGTATATCAGTAGAATCTCCGTACATTCTATATACTCCATTAGGCACTGGAAACATCTGTCTCCATGCAGATTGGATGTATATGAACACTCCTACGAAGTTTCCTGAAGGAGAGAGTTTAAACCAGATAGTTGTTGTATCTGCAGGTTGATCTACCGATACAGATACGTTAGTCACCTGAGAAGCATTGAATTCTATCTTGCCGGTCTTCTGTATAAACTTGATAAGATCGGTAATATTACTGATGCAAAAATCGTTAGGAACATCAACAAACTTGATAGCTCCAGTTATGGTTGTCATAGTCCAAACTCCTTATATTCCCAGTCTCCGGTGAGTTCTTTAAAGGCTTCTACTTCGGTAGGTTGTTCCTGCGTAGCTCCTTTATTTAGCTCTGGATCTTCTAAGCTACCAAAAACAGCGTACTCGTTTAACTGCCAAGAATCTCCCTCTAACTCTATCCTAAACTGTACCCTTCTTATAGTTTCGTAAAGGTCTTGATTTACAGGATTACTGCTGTCCCTGATATCCGGTCTAGGTAAATTCAGCTCTTTTAAAGCTACTGAAGTGCGCTGTCTTACATCCTGGTCACACCACTGCTCATACCCTAACAAAGCATCTAACTGGTAATTTCCCCAAGGAATAAAGTTAGGGGCATCTGAAGGTTTATACTTGACATCAAGTTTAAACTTACCACTAATATCTGTGACGTTTGATTCTAAGCGAGTAAGTTGCTTATCCTGAAACAAGTTCTTAACAAAGTAGTCTCTAGAGTAGATGACACTCTTAATAGGTCTACGGTACCCTTCATCTGTTCTGTCTATAGAGGAGTCAGGAGTGACTTCGTATATCTGATTAGTGCTAGAATCTTTTGAGATAATGAACATCCGGTTATCATTTACTATCATGTCCATTGGCTTAACACCGGTCCATAAGCCGTCCCATCCAGGAGGAAACTCAGAGGATAACCCCTGACCTCTCGATACGTTAGACATATCTAGAACTACTAATCCAGAATGATAGACATCTAGTATGTCAGATCCGTCTAATCTAGACGCTACTGATCTTGTAGGTCTTACAGTCCAGAATATTTTATTATTAAAATAACACAGGCGAGTAAACTGAATAAGTTCTTTATCATAGTACTGTACCCAATTCTCTACAGGTAAAGACATTGGAGTTCTTGCCCATTTTCTTTGCTCATCTCTAGCTGCGGATAATCCTCTAAGTGCTCCGTCTTTTGATATAAAAAACAAATCAGAGTTGACATTAACTTGAGCACGTTGATCTACTATGCCGGCTTCATAGGATAAGCAGGTTCCGAATTGTCCTATATCTTTCCAGTCAGACCTAGGTTTCGTGGTATCAAAACTATAAATCTGCTCCTGAGTAGCAGCTATAAAAACACCTATACCGGTGGAAGTGTCTACAGCTTGTAAGGTTGTTAATGCTGTAATTGGATCATCATAGTTAGAAGGAACTTTATATATTTCTCCAACGAACGGACCACCGGCTGATATCTCATCAATAGTTATAGGAGCTAATGGAGCTGTTAAACTGCCGGCTGGATCTCCTCCTGTCCACTCGTTAGATGTGTTAGAAAACAGTGCTCTGTTTTGATTGTATGTACCTAAGTTAAGAACTGGAAGCTCATTAAGAGCTGCACTGGACCGTCTAGCTACTCCATTTTCTATAATCACTGGCCGGTTAGGAAAGTCTGCAAAGACTACGTACTTAGCTGCAACGAAAGCGTTGATTCTTTTAGCGTACTGATTAAGTTGAGTATCTAGGTTTAATGTGAGGACTCGGACACTAAAGTCACTCTGGTCTATCATGAAGATGGTACCGTTAATCACTACTAGCTGGTAGTACCGGCTCCCTATTCTGTACGGTACGTATGCTTGAAAAAGCCCTCCATAGAATATGTCACTAAAGTTAGCTAGCTTATTAAATGCGTAAGAGTATCCACCTCTTTGCATTGTGAGCTTCTTTCTACACAGTCCGTATCTTGGCCTTATGACTCCTTTAGAGGTTGATACGTTTATTCCAGCTACAAATTTATTAGGCTCAAGACGTGTAGAAGGAAGAGATACATCTTGCCCTCCTTCAAAAGAAACCTGAATGTCGTAATCAAAGGCTGGCATCCTAGTTTATAAAGTAATCGTATTTATATCTGCACTGCTTACTACCTGAATTAGTCCAATTAGCTACTGCTGCATCTCCATCCTTAAATAAAGACATATAATGCAGTCCTGAAGTAGCAATCACCATTCCTACAGTATCTAAGTCTACTCCGTTATCTACGTTAATTCCTGTTGTTCCTACTAATCCAGCAGATGCTGCAGCTACTCTGGTAGGGGCATCAAGAGTAATAAAAGTAGCATTACTTGTACCTACTAAACGGCCCTGAACATGTACTTTACCTTCACAACAAGTATAGACCGCAGTGTTAGTTGTTACAGCAGAAAACCCTAATACATTGAGAGGAGTATAATTAAAGTAATCAGGAAAGTCTGGAGGAGTTTCGTAAGATATCTGAATATCCGTGATAGCTAAATTAGCTATCGTATAATCTGTGTTAACTATTACGTTGATGCTAGTGAATCCTGGATTAGTTACGTTGTAATCGAAGTAGCTTATATTTCCGTAAAATTCTCCTGGATTAAAGAACTTTAGTTTCTGCCCTAATCTTAAATAACTACTTACATCTCCAGCTATTTGAAAACTACTGACAGAAACATATGTCCCTGAGTCTGCTAAGTCTATCCATCCGGTATCAACTTCTATTCTAAGCTGTGTTACATCGGTCTGAAGCTCAATTACTGTATCAGAAGTTAGCTGTAAACATACTGCACTTCCGCTAGCATAGTTTACGTTTACTCCTGGATTACCGATAGTACATGTAACATCTAATTCTCCAGGAGTTGTGTTATCTGTTACTTCCCATCTTAACGCAGTGAAATTGATTTGAAGTATATCCCCTATATTAAATACAGATTCGTCATCTACATCTATAGTATATGTAGGATCAGCAGATGTAATAGTCATCTGAGCTGTTAATGCTGTGCATGTCCTGATCCCAACATCCATTAACTGAAAAGCTACTTCGTCTGTAGTAGCGTCTTGCAGTACAAGCATTGAACCGGCATAAACTCCTTCCAGGATATGCTCATCTGCTCCATCACAAACTACTATTCTGCCTTCTGTTACAGTTGTAGCTGAACAAGCAGTGATAATGATAGTAGTGATTAAGTATTGGAAATCTCCGTTAGCGTCTTTTGCTTCTACTGTAGTTCCAGGTGTAACGCCGGCTCCTTCGTTAGTGATTACTATCTCAAGAGAGGAGTTGATCTGATCTAGATAATATACTCCTGTACCTATTCTTATGTTAGTATCTGCAACTAATCCGAAAGTACTAGTTACTTGAATAGTCCTGGAACCGCTTACAGCAGGAGCTTCAAAGTTCTCTGCAAGAAAAGGAAATAAAGAAAAGTTATCCTGATCAGCACAGCAAGGTCTAGATGATGGAACAAAAGCTGTACACTCTGGGACAACTGTGCCGGCTGCTGCGGTCCCGTCTAATCCTTCATTTAACAGTCCTGCCTTTTTAGAGCATCCATCCCAATAAACTATTTTTAAAGACCCGTAAGCCGGATGCCAGAGATAAGAATTAACAACTACGTCTGTTACATTTTTAAGGTATACTTGAATATCAGAACCAACAGCAGGAATTAAGAATTCTTCCTTCACCACTACGCCGGCTGCGTATCTGGTGTCATTGAATATGGATGCGTGATCTTGTACAGTCTCATCACTTACGCTTTCGTAGTAAGGAGTTTGACCAGAGTTACCGCAAGTGATGCACTTTTTCATTTATGTGCCTTTCTTATAGAAGAAGTTCTGTTGAATAGTCCAAATACCTATAGCAAACGAGACGCCATCAGTCCTAAATACTAAAGCTGCATTACTGCTAGCAGGTAAAAATATTGTCCCTGGAATCATTCCTAAACTATCATGAAGCAGAGTACATGCTATTCTTTGTCCAGCCCCTCCAAAAGCAGAGCCTTGAAAAGGTAAGTCTATCTGCAGTGCGCCTATAGTGGCTCCAGTTATCTCAATAATACTATTAAGTGCTGTATCTACTCTGTCACCATCAACACTATAGAGATTATTTTCAGTGATGTCTGTGATAGCTCCTGCCCCGCTAGCTGCTCTCCAATCACATACAAAGGAAGCCCAGTCAGAAGACAGAGCTGTAGGAGGTAAGGTAGTCATGAACTTAGTGCAGGAAGGAATAGGAGTACCTACTGCAGTTGTATTATCTTCTGTTTTAGTTATCTTGATCTGCTCATCTGCAGGTATAGCTACAACTAAATAAGAACCATAATCAGGATTCCATATAGCCGAACCTATTATGATGTCTGTTAACCCTGGCACATTCAGAGTGACTATTTCATCCTGGAGAGGAACAGCCCACTCACCTTGAACCTTTAAAATAGTACTGTAATTACATACGTAGATCTTTTCACCGCATTCAGGTTGTTGCTGACATACGTCTGTAAAGTAAGGCTTTTGCGTAATGAATCCACACCTACACGAAGAATATCCACAATTACAGAATCCCATAACACCTTACGCTATCTGATAACTTGTTTGGAACCTAGCTAGTTTTTGTCCAGATGCAGTCCATCCACTTCCTGCTGCATCCGGATGTAGAGTTGCTACTAGCCCTCCGGTGCTTATATTTACTAAACCAGGAGTAGTTAAACTAACGCTATTATCTATCGCTTGACTGATAGTACCATGCCAAGCCATGTTTGTTATAGTAGCGGCTGCAATAGGAAGGGATATAGTAGTAGACGTAGAATTGCTTACTGATGCTCCTGATTGCGTTACAGAGATAGTACATCTTTTACCATTTACAGAATACCTATATGCAGCAGTTGGAGGTACTGTAGACCATCCTACTAGAGTAGGTGTCCAATTTAGAGGTACGTCTCCTACGAAAGTAATAGGATACTGATAGCATCCGTAAGTAGGATGAATAGCGGTTATCTGAAGACCTGCAGTTGCAGTTCCACTGTGAGCTATAGAGATGTTATTAGCGTCATCTATGGCTACTATCTGAAAATAGCCGGTTCCTATCTGTATGCCTTGCCATAGCATTAAACGAGAAGAGTCTGTAACCTCTATCTCAAGAACAACATCTACAGCCGGTGTGACAAAGTTTGCTTTTACGTAGCAAAGAGGCTCTTTACAGAAGTATATTCCTGACGATTGTTTCGTGCAGGACTTATTATATCCGTAAGCAATGTTACTGTTACAACCACAACCACAAGCCATACTAACTCCCTTTACTTAGGATCAAATTCTGCGTGAAAGTGCTCCTGTTCTTCACCTTCACCCTCTAATATAAAATCAAAATCACTACCTAAAGCTGTTTTACCTTCCTCTAAAATCCTTCTTTTCTGCTCAGTACTTAGATGCTTAGATCTAAGATCTACTGCCTGTCCTACATAATGTTTACTTTTAGTCATATGGGTACCTCCCGTAACTTCAGTAACTATCATCTCCGCTTGGTACTTCTCCATTACTTCATAAACAATCATTAGTCCTAATAGTATCTCCGGTTGCAGTCCTTTTATTTTAGCTCCAGCTTTAAGTCTCATCTTATGTATTAGCTTGTTCGTATACTGCTGTTATGTAGATAGAGCTGACCGAAGTGCATGTAGCTGTCCAGTTCCATGCTGCTACCCCCTGAGCTAAAGCCGACCCCGCTACGCTTACAGGATACACTGTAGAGTTAGATGGAACCCATACGTTAAAAATAACGCTTCCACCCCCACCGTTTTTATCTTGAATCAAGCAAAGCGCTCCTGTTGTCAGAGAGGAGTTGGAGATAGTTAGAGATACTAGATCGTTAAAAACTCCTACTGCTCCGGCAGTTATGATTATCGTTTCAGCGGCACTAGAGGTAATCGTAGTCCCTTGAACTTTCCTTTGATCTCTGAGATTCGTTTGAACTATCTGCTTTCCAAAAACGTCAGCAATAGCATCAACCCTATCAGCCGAAGCTACGGCAGCAGGTAATGTAGTTCTAGCTTTAAATCCTATCTTAACCGGATTACCAGAATCAGCAGAATCGTGCGCTACGTCTCCAGCAACAGGAATACTGGATTGATTAGAAGCTATAACTACCGGAGAGGAAGAAGCCATTACTGCTTGACCTAACGCCGGTGTTTTAGTGTCTATAGAAGATAAGGAAGTATTACCTGTAGCTTGCAAGGCAGAAGTAGCTAAAGCAGAAGTGTTTAAATTAGTGCCGGCGTTACAAGTAACTGTACCACTAATAGGCTGAGTAGACGCAGAACCATCTACTAGTAAAGCCTTACCAGGAGATACTAGTGCAATATCGGTACCGTCCCATATACGGGTAGTCTGTGCTTCTGCTGCACTAAGAGATAAAAGAATTGCTAATATTAAATATTTAAGTTGCTTCATATACATCCAAAAATGCAGTACCGGCATTGGTAAAAATTGCTTGAACTTGTTGCTTTGTATCGACCGTGTAGCTTGTATGCGGAGCTAACGGAATACCTTGATCAATTATAGCTGCTGCTCCAATCTGCAGGAAAAAAGATTCATCAGTGTTATTAACTATAAGAGCACTCGGTACACGAGAAGCATTAGCAGGTAATACCTCTATAGATGCTCCACTAGTGACCTCCACTCTGTCAGGAGTTAACGTAGGCATTACTACTGCACTTGTCTGCTGCACCTGAGCACAGAGAAGCTGAAGAACTACTGATTTAAAATCCTCATTAGTAAATCTGCTTTGTCCTCCGCAAATCAGATTACAGAGGCGGGTTGCATCACATTCACAAGCCATAAATTAAATCCTTATACGTCAGCAATATACCAAGTTAAATTCACATACACTGTAGAATTAGCAACTACAGGACTTAACGCCCCAAGCGCTTCATTCTCCGGACATATAATCGCACCGAAAGGAACCGTACTTCCTGCAGGTAACGCTGATAGATTTACTCTAGTGCCTGACGGACTTTGCAACTCTGCATAGTTAGCTGCAATTCCTACGTTACTGATAGTACCTGGAAGTATTACAAGTCTTTTACCTACTCCTGGCGCAGACAGTAAAACACCATAAGTAGCGCCGGCTATAAGAGCTACGCCACTCTCTCTTTCTGCATCTCCTCCTAGTCCAGCTACTACTCTTCTGCCATTTAAGTCATTCCAGTCTCTAGCTACTTGTCCTTCCTCAACTGCAGTAGGAGCAGTAGAAGCTGCATAGCCGGCTCCTAGTACAGGAGCACCTGAAACGGCCTCACCTTGATCTGCCGGTCCTACAACAACAGTAGGTAAATCTAATTTAGCTGCTAGGTATTCTGAAATGTAACAGAGAGTTTTTAGTACATGCCAGCGAAAGCTTTTTTCGTTGCAAGATGCGTTCTGTAGTAGAGCTGCGTCTTCGCATACTGAACAATCTTCTGACATAGCTCCTGCATACTAACTAATAAGCATGTTACGTTGTAGATTTAGATATAGACCATCCTACTACCCTAACATCTGATGCATTAGAAGACCTAATAACAAATGATGTTCCTGCAGTAATAGTTTGAATATCTAAAGAGCCGGCGTTTGTGTTGCCTCTTGGGGTAAGAGTAATAACGCTATCAGCCTCTACTGCTGAAGTACTTACTGTGACAGTACCTGCAACTAAAGTAGCGAGTCCTGTCACTACATTCTTATCTAAGAATTTCTTAAAGAGTCTTCCGAATGCAGCATTACCTTCTAAGTCATCAAAAGGTCCTTCTCCATCCATCTGTAAAATTTTCATTACATCTCCTTTGAAAATTCTTAAGGGGTAGCCTCGGAAGAAGCTACCCCTGTTTAGTTATGTCGTACACTGTTGCTCAGTAGGTCCAGAGCATCCAGGACATCTAGATACAGTCGCAGTTGGAACACATATCTCAACTACTCCGTATACATCATCCGAGAAGTCCGTAGCTCCGATGTCTACTCGCCATACGTTTGTCATCATATTCACACCAGCAGACACTATTGTAGCTGATTGAGTATCGCCATTTCCGTATTTGAGAGTCACTGTCTGACCATTCGTGTAAGAAACAATCGGGTTTCTTAGTAAGAGATTTAGCTGAGTAGCATCGCCACTTACAGTCTCGTACTTAAGAACCTGAGATGAACATTGTAGGTCAGCAGCGTTAAACACTCTGAAGAACCTATCACATGTTGGTACATCTCCAGAGATGGTAACCATGAAGGTCTTACCGTCTGCACTCACACCATCGTCTAGGACTGTAGCATTTACAAATCCATGAGTAGTGCTCTCTAGAGCTATAACATCATCAGCTTCAGCATCAATCGGTACAGTAAATGTAACGAAGTATGTATCATCCAAAGTTGGATGAGCCATGAAGCTTGCGATAGTTGAAGACGCACATCCTGGATCTGCCAAAATATTCTCACATTCAGTTGTTTCAGGAGGGCGTGTTAAGCTCTCGTTGTAGAACATAGTCATAGAAGCAAGAGGTTTCCTTGGAACCATGATAGCGTAGACATCTCCCCTAGCGATAAGAGCTAACTGTGCTCTTGTCCAGTAGAAACCCATCAAACGACCTGGATCGTCTCTTGTCTCAGGATTAGACCACTGGAAGTTATCCCAGAATCCGTTTCCTGGTTGAGGTCCGAATGAGGAACCTTCACCAAGAGTGTTAGGATCTTGCCGAGTGTATAGCCCGATAGGATCTAAACCATGGATGATTACTTCTTCATGTGTAGCATAAGAAGGGTCCATATACTGCGGATTTACATCTGTATATGTTCCGACTGTGCCTTTAACACCTTTAACCCAAGGAAGGATTCGTACCCATCCTAAGCTATCACTCCACTTGAATCGTCGTGGAGTCAGGTAATTAACAGGAATAAACATATCCCTGATAGTGTAGTTGAAAGAGTAGCGCTGAATTAGGTCATTACCGTACTCAGAGCTTCCTGCAGCAGCAGCCCTAAGATCTGCACGAATCTTAGGATCGTCCCTGTACATACCTTCGAAGAACTCAGGAGATGCCACCATTGCATATTGCGGCATAGCATTTGAGTACATGAGAGGTTGGATTCTTGGAAGCATTCTTAACTGTTGATAGAAGAACGATGCTCCATCAATAGTCAGAGTAGAAAGCTGAGTGCTTCCTTTCGGTAAGAACGAATAAGGGTCACCGCTATTAACCTTATACCCTGCAGAATCAATCAGATACTTTTTAGAGATCTGAGAGATGAAATTCTGTCCTACGTTTACTTCCTTGTGGAAAGCGATTTGATTGTAGAACCCTTGAATCATTGCAGCGAATACTTGATCGTATTGTCTGGTAGATGAAATAGAGGTTACGCAGAAATCATCAGTTCTAAAGTCTTTTCGCATTACACGGAAAGTCTTAGAATTGAATGCGTTTCCTTCTAGGTTATGGAAGTTATATCCACAGTTAGGAGTACATATTGTACCGCAACCAGAAGGGTCATCTAGAAGTTCCCAAGAATCGAAGCCTTCCTCTACTTGAGGAAGTTCGCCGTGGTACTCTAGCTCTTGCATAGAGAGGCCGGCGTCTTCAGGCCAAGGCTGAGGTTTAAGAAGATCTCGGTACCAGTTAGGAGCTTGTAGCTCCATATTTCTGATTGTTTCACCGATAAGAGGAGCGTTTGCAATAAACGCCTGAGTGACTGATCCTGGGGAAATACACTGAACCATGGTAATTGCCTTTAATAGAAAAGTAGTGTGTTCGATATAGTAGAAAGCATTAAGCTTTCGAACTTGTTTTCACTTTTTCTACAAGCGGCAATTAAACGTAAGCCAACGAAGTTTGCTTGTATGCTCAAAGATAACGGATTAGAGCTTTACCGATACTTTATTATCGACAGAGCCTATAAGCTTTGTCAACTACCTTTTTCCGTTCATGGCGTTTAGACTAGCAGATGCTAATTTGCCGGCCTCCTGTGGAGTTTTAGGACTATTAGCAGGAGCTGCTGGTATATGTACTCCTCCACCATTACCGTTAGAGCTAGGCCGGAAGTAAGTAGTTTGAACACTTGAAGATCTTTTAATATCAGCAAGTTCTTGAGAAAGTCTCTGAACCTCCTTATGCGCTCCTACGCTTCCCATTGCAAGAAGTATAGAACGTGCCATCCCTTGAGCTACTTTATCAGGGATATTTTTCATTCCACCGGCTTTAAGTTCTTTCATGAGAGCGCCGAACTGAATAGCAGCTCTGTGCTGGTTTCTCTCTACGATTTTATTATGCTCTGGATTAGTAGGGTCCATAATAAGTTGAGGATAGATCCCTTCCTGAGCTGTTTTCTCTAAAGCTGCGCTCCATGCATTTTTACTTACGTGCTCAAACACTTCAGTGCGTTTTACATCTTCTACTTTTAGTTTCTCTGCGTACTGAGCCTGAAGAGTCTGATGAGTCTCTAGAGGTTTTTTCTCCATATCAATCGCTATTTGACCTAGCTCATGAGCTTTAAGTACAAGCTCTTTTACTTTGGTTGCTCCTATTGCATCTGGAAAGTATTTAGTAATAAGTGCGTTTCTCTCTTTCTCATTCTCAGTACTGACAATCTTATTAACTAAAGCCTGTCTGCTTTCTGGAGCTATGCCGTAGTCTTCAGCTAACTTTGTAAACTCTGCTGTATTAGAAGCTAAAGGTTTGACAACTAATTCCTGATACTCTTCTGAAAGCCGGCCATTCACTTGAGCTTCATACTTCTGAAGTTCTTGAATCTTAGCGTCCTTAGCAGTTAATACTTCAGGAATCTTTTTCCCTTCAGCCCACGCATCTCTTTCTTCCTGTGCAGCTCTTAATTCTTTCTCTAGTTTCTTCTTAGCTATTCTTTCTTCTTTTAAAGCTGCTCTAGCTTTTTTCCAGTTTGCTGCTACCGGCTGGTCTGTGTCTGGAACATCAGACATATCCGGTTCTTCGTCTGCTACTGTCTCTAGTGGTTGCTCTACATGAACTTCAGCTTCTTCCTCTGTGAAGAAATTAGTTTCTACATAATCAGGTTGAGGTTGAGCTGGAGGTTCTGGGGCACTAACAGGAGGAAGTGGAGCCGGCTGTGTTACAGGAGGTGTAACTTGCACAGGAGCCGGTGTTCCGTTAGATACAGGAACTGCTCCTACAGCATCAGGCTTAACAGCTTTAGCTAGCATAGCGTTCATTATATTCTCTGTATTAGGGGGCTGTGCTGCTGGCGTGATACTCATAATCTAATCTCCTTACTTAAACTTCTTCAGTTCATCTTCTGTTAGGTAGCCTTCGCTCTTAGCTATTTTAGCTGCACCAAAAGTAGGTGTAACTCTAGCTGCATTAGGATCAGTCTTATTAGCATAAAATTCCTCTAAATATTCTAATTGGTTTACTGCAGTTTGATATCCGTTTGACCATGACCCCTCATGAGCCATTGCTGCTAAGTTAGCTCCATTCTCTGTAATATTAGGGAACCCCCCTCTTCTTAATATATCTAGAAGTCCGGTTCTTCTGAGAAGCTGCAGCGCCTGTCTATAGTCAGATACATTCACGTCTTTAGAAAGATAATTCTCTACTAGGTTTTTATACATTAGATGAAATCCGCAGGGTTAGGTGTAGTACCTACACTATTTCTTAAATCAGCTTGAATCTGTTCTGTAGTTTGTGAAGCAAAGATTTCTTTAGGCTGCTGAATCCTATTCTTCTCTGCTTCATTATCAGCTTTTAATCTCACAGCTAATCTCTCATTTTCAGCCTTAGCCTCCACACTTCTTTTCATAATATCAGCACGAGTCTGATTAGCTTCCTTAGCACGTTCGACTTGAGAGCCGGTCTTGAAGTCTTTTCTCTGCTCCTCTCTCTGAGCTTGCATATCTTTTCTATTCTGCTCCATCTCCATAGCAGTAGCAGCTTCCTCTTCCTGCGCTCTTCTTCTAAGCTCTGCTTGCTGCATCTTCTGCGCTCTCACACGATTTAACTGAGCAAACTTCTGAAGCTGTCTTATGCTAGGAGTTAACTCCTCTATGTACTGAGCATTCAAACTATCCTCTTCTATATACTTAATATGTTCTCCAATGTGAGGAAGCATGAGACTGAAGTATCCGTCAGCCTGAGCAGGGTCCATCTCCTGAGCTTGGATAGCTTTAACTACTCCCATAGCGTCAGCCATATGTGAACCGATATGAGCTTTATGCTGATTATCTTTCTCAGCTTGAGGCATCTCTCCTTGCTTGACTATCACATTCTCTAGTCTCGCTAAAGATGCTCCTCCTAACGCTTCATCCGGTACTGTAGCGTCTCCTAAGTATCTCTGAACGTAGTCAGCACCTAATCCGCTATTAATGATATCTGCTCTGTAATTATACTGACCTTTAGCAGAGAAGCCTCCTGCAATGCCGGCTACTGATCTGAGTCCCATCTGAAGTCCAAGAGAGCTTCCATCTCCTGCTACTCTCGCAGCTTTCACTCTTAAGTGTTTCGGAAGCTCTCCTTTCTTTGCTCCGTTTTTCATGAACATTTCTTCAGGAACACCTTCGTCCATGCACTCTTCTTTCCATCTTTCGAACACAGGATAATCCGGATGGTCTTTGGGGCAGTGATACATTTTAATTACCATCTGCTTTAGAGTGATATCCATGAACTTATAGAAGTGCATTACAGTTTGCTTACCTACTGCAAACTCTTTTACGTTTTGAATCTTAACTTCGTCTGGGCTCTTAGATCCTTTGTCCTGATCAGGGATAGTAGTATCGTCTCCTGACATCTGAGCATTACGAGCAATCTTTCTCTCAAAGTGCTGCGCTATCTGTATTACTTGGCCGGTGTTACTTCCAAGATTATTCTGAGCTAATTTAGCTGACCCTATATTAGTAGCTACTCCTGGAATGAACTTCACAGGGTCCATGCTTTGACCTAAAGCAGATGGCGACTCTATCACCGGAGTAGCAGCCATCTTCCCCATATCTACTGTGCTGCAATCTAACTGCATCACAGCCTGACATGCCGGATAAATCTTCTGCCCTACTCCTCTGTTCCCGTGTATGTACCTCTCTCCTGCAGAGTAAGTAAATGCAACTACTGCTTCTTGGAACGACTCATACTGTCCCGTTACTTTATATAAGAACTCATCTCCAGTAGTTCCTATGGTAGGGTCAAAAATGTATTTAGATATCTTACGGTCATACTCTCTGTACAGTAATCCAGACAAAGGAACTGTATCGGAAAATACCATAGCACTATTTAAGTTTCCGTTCTGGAAACCGGTTTGAAGGTCAACTAGATTTCCAAAAGGATATCCACTCCATCCGTTAGTTTTAGCTATGTTATTAGCTCTTAGTAAAAGAAATCTCTCTAGAGCATCTATATTCCAAGGTGCCTTGTCTTGCTCCTCTTTAGATTTCTGAGAAAGAACATTATACACTCCCCACAGATATGACATCTGGTACGGGGTATCCATTGCTACGTAATCCCATTTACCTGCATTACTTAAAGTGTTATTCGGAACATAGAATCTTGCGTAATCTACAGACTCCCACTTAAAAGAATTCTCATCATCAAACACAATAGGAGATAGCCCTAACATTACTAATTGCAGAGCCATAGTAGCGTACTCTGTAGAGAAGTCCGGCCATTCTTCTAAAATTACCTCTGTCCACTTCCGGCTCATTGTTTCTGCCCAGGTAGTGTAATCCTGGTCTTGCTGACTTTGATAAGGGCGAATTTCAAATTTAATTAAGTAAGAGTTATTGTTAATTAGGTTCCAAAGCGTAAGAGCCGATCTCTCTATTAAGGCTTTAGCATCTAGAAAATTAGCATTAGTAACATGGTCAAGGCCGGCCTTTGCTAGCTCTTCTTGGTCAAAAGGAGGGTTACCTCCCACTAGTCCTATGATTTGAGAAGCTAGGTAAATTCGGTCTAGATGATCCATTCTAGCTTGGTTCCAGTAAGTTCTTGCTGCACTTACTGTCATGATTATGTTATCTGGAGCTTTTAGTTTTCCAGACGGCTCTGGAACAATTAATCCTCTGCCTGATAATCCACCAGGTGAATCTATGTATCTATTTCCTGTTGCTGTATCCACTTAGGTTATCTCCACGCTACGCATATCTTCAGATAATTTAATGTTGCCCCATCTCTTTCCTGACTTAACCCGACTTATAAAACCTGAGCTAAGTCCAGTTAAGGATGTTATGCATTTAGGAGCATACCCTATTCCTATTAAAAGCTTAAGATGAATTACATCATCTATAGTCAACTTACTGTTTGTCCTTTTTTGAGAATTAGTTTGATGCGTCACCCATCTACAATTTTCAGGACAATAGTTTCCATCATTGTTTATTCTATCTATCTGTAATTTAGAATCATATCCGTTACTTAATGCCCATTCCTTAAAGGTAATGAAATCTTTCCACTCTTCGCAAACTCTTATGCCTCTGTCATAGTAATTCTTTCTTATAGCTCCTACAGCTTTTTCACTGCAACGAGATATCATTCCATACCATATATAGTACACTCGTCTCTTTATGTGTGATTGCCTCTGAAGACGTTTTCTTCTATTTTCTGAGCTTTCTTGCATCGTCATCCAAAATATTTAACTGCCAACAATTTATTTCCTCATATTTTTGTAGCTGCTCCTCAGTGGCAGGAACTTTACCGGACCAAAAAACCTTACCATTAAGAGCGCAAAGACAAACATCACATCTTCCTAACCTATCATACTGTGCTGTTCTCTTACCTCCTACTGAGTTAATAGCAATAACATCTACCCAACTCTTCTCAAGCAATCCGTTATACTTACAGCCGGCGCATTGCTTAGCTCTCTTCTCTGCAGTCTCTTGAGAAGCAAATGAACTGTACATATAATTCTTAATTACAGCTACTCCTCCTCTGATATAATCCATCAACCCTAATGGTAATTCTTTAGGTTCGCACTTACCGATATTTTCGGGAAGTACACACCAGTAGTTTTCCAAAACATCTGACAAATAATCTATTGGCTCTAAACCGTTTTGTTCCCGATATAAAATAATCCTGTCCATCAAGGTTTTCTTAGAAACTTCCGGTCCATAAGTCATTCCATTATCCGGATCTTTAAAGATAAATTGCTGTGGACCTAGAAATGATTTAAACTTTAAAATCATGAGTGGCACCGAATTGATACGAAAAGAAGGTTGGGAACTAGTATCGAAAGAGGAAAAAGGCCAGACAGCATACTATGTAAGAACCCCTTACGAAAATGAATTAGGACTATTGAAAGCTAGGCATCCGGCTTGGCTGCACTTGGAAATCTACGCCAAGCATACTTCACCTGAAGTCCGTTATCAACATATGAAAAAAGCTCACGATATCCTGTGGCCTAAAGAGATATGGCATGAGTGGACAGAAAGGAGATTCAAAGCGCATTGCGGTATTAATGCCCCTACTCCTGCAGGGTATAACTATATAGTACAAGCAGGGGGAGGGTCTAAAGCTAAGTCCTACGACTGGGGTAAGATAGCAGTATTATTCTATTTTGCTAATCCAGAAGAGAGGACTGTAACGGTAGCTTCTACAACTTTAGCTTCCTTGAAAGGACGGGTCTGGGGATACTTAACTGAGTTCGTAAGAACAATGACTATTAAGCCTAGATACAATTATACAAAATCCCCTAATCCGGCTTTTCTTCCTGTAGTTACTGATCCTACTAAAAAGAAAAGACGTGGAGATGTAGAAGAATCCACTCTTCACGGAATGTTCGCAGTCACTGCAAAGCTAGGAGATGACGACCAAGCAATAGCAAACTGGATTGGTAAGCATCCTAAAGATAAAATGCTTTTAATTCTTGACGAAGGTAACTACATGCCTATGTCAATTGTTAACGCATTTCCTAACTTAAACTCTCATCCGGAAAAGTTTCAGCTATGCATCATAGCTAACTCTAAATCAGTTTCTGACCTTCATGGTTGTTTAGCTACTCCTAAGAACGGATGGGATTCAGTATCCATAGAGTTAGATGAGTGGGTGACAGTTTATACAAACGGAATATGCCAGTACTTTAATCCTTACAAGTGTCCGGCCATTACTCATCCAGATCCCCTCATTAGAGAGAAACTAGGAAAGTTCCTTATCTCTGAAGACAACCTTAAAGCTAAAGAAGCTCAATACGGAGTAGACTCAGAAGACTTTTACCGGATGGTGTTAGGGTTCTGGAAGAACCGATCAACAGAGATGGTTACTGTATCAGAGAAGTTCCTAAAGGAGCGCTCACCTGTTTTACCTATGCAGTGGTCCGGCTACTACCAGATTCAACGTGTAGCCGGCTTTGACTTCGCTATCTCTACAGACGGGGATAATGCAGTCCTCAGACTAGCTAATGTAGGTCACGCTATAGATGGTGGCGTTAAGATAGACTTTAACGGCTTATCTACGATATTCAAGCTTAAGTTATCAGCTATAGCCGATAAGTCCTATGAGAAGCAGATAGCGGAGCAGCTAGTAACTATCCTTACTACCTACGGAGTCAAGATAAACAACCTTGCAGTTGACGTCACCGGCCAGGGGAGGGCCATAGCAGAGTGTATAGTGTACGAGAATAAAGAAAAAGGGTACCCACTCGGTATAGGTTATCCTCTCAAAGTTTATTCTATGTCAGCGCATAATAAGACTAAGAGAAAAGAATCAGCTCCGGATCTATTAGTAGTCAGCACAAATGATTTATATAACGACTTCCGGCTCTATATAGAAAATGATTCTGTCAGGGGATTAGATGAAATAGTTGTTAGACAGCTAACTAATAGGCACATCATTAGAAACGGAGATAAAGTATTTTTAGAATCTAAGAAAGATTACAAGCGTAGAATGAGTGCAATCGGTAATCCTCATTCTCCTGATGAAGCTGATGCTTCTGCATTAATAGTTCAAGCTGTTAAAGTCCGTTTAGGTATTGAGCCAGGACTAAAATGGCCCTTCCCTCAGTACGAGCAAGCCCAAGCACACTTGGATAAACTTTACGCTATGAGTAGAGCCTCTGTCTCTGAAGTAGCTGCTGCACAAAATAAGATGCCGGCTGCTTTACCTAAGACTAACTTTGCTGCAGGGGTTGAGAAGTATGCGAAGTTTAGAAGATAAGTTGGCTGCATAGGCAAGGATCAAACTTGCGACCACTGACTTAACAGGTCAGCGCTCTACCGGCTGAGCTACTATGCATTAACTAACATTCCCGTTATCATCAAACTCTAAGTCTTTCTTCCCTACGGCTTTAAGGTCTTTTAACACTTGACGCCTGTGTCTGTGGACCCCGATGCCGGCCATTACTAACTTGATTAATGAGTTAGTGGAACCGACATGACCGAATCCCTTGTGTATATTATTTAGATACATGTCACAAGAGGATAGTTCATCTATCAGAACTTTCTTCTCTAAGCTCGGTAAGTTGTATATATCGAAGTCTGCCTCCGTAACTCTCTGCTCATCAGTGTCGATCTTTATGGGGAGGGGTGATGAGGTACGGAATTCTGTGTGGGCATCTTCGTATCTGTCTCCTCCATCGTAATCAGTTAAGTTTATTTTCTCTGGTATGGATGGGAAGTTTATATCGTCTTTCATTATTGTAACTCTTTTAATTACAGAGGTTTTAGGAGTCCTGGGGATTTTTTTCATTATACACCAAAAGAATGTTTTAACAGTAGACTAGCGTGGGGGGTGGGGGCGGGGTCGTCAAAATTTTCCGGCTCAATCCGCTAACTAATTTAAAAGATTACTTATTTTATGATATGTCTATCCCCTGCATATCTCATCTTATGTGCATGTGCTTGCTCGAATCCCTCAGTATTTCGATAGCCTACGTTATTTTGTACCCCTGGAAATTTTGCTGTGTTGCTTATGTATATAGAGCGCATTGCTCTTGATGCACTGTGCATGTTGGTTAGTTGGTCATGTTCGATGCATTCGTAGTGATGATGCCTAATAAAACGGGCTTACTTCACTAGAACGTTAAAACTAGTGAACTAAGAATGTGAAACTAATCAGAGAGTAGGCGCATCTTAGAGAATATAGAAAATAAATGTAAATAATTTATTTACAGTAGACGATAGATCAGATACGATAGACAAAATTGCATCTTAACGATGCAACGTGAATCAACTAATAGGAGATAAAAAATGGAATTAAATATAACTGATATAATAAATAATATCGACTCTTTTTCTGGCTGCTATGGTTCAATTGCACAATTTGGAAATAATGCAGCATCATATACTTGGAATAACGCTTGCGATTGGGCAATGAATCAACCTTTAAAAGATCAAGAACATTACAATACGCTTAGAAATTACTTTCAATCATTTGGCGCATGGTCAAAGGATGAATTAATTAAAATGGATGCCGTTGAATTAGGTGCTTTACTGCTTCAATACATTCTAGCTTGTCATCAAGAAGAGTCACCTGACTTTGATACAGGCCATATATTTAAAACAGATGAAGGACATTTTTATATCTCTTTATGTGAGTAATTAATTCCCGCAGTGCATTGATCACAGTGCATTGCATGAATCGATTATGATTCTAGTCAACAAAGGATAATAAAATGGACAACGAACAACTAATCCATATCTGGGCAAACAAAGGACACGATAGAAGGTCCGGTAATCTTTCAATAAGATCCGGTGATTTATACAGCTATGAAAAACTAATCGGTAAACATTTTGAGGGGTTCACGCTGATTCAATCATCAGAGGGTTTTAGTGTTACTACATCAAGACATATCAGTTTAGCTTATAGATCTGTATCGCATCTTGCTGTTTATTTTGCTGATAACTTAAGATTTATTGAACGCTTAAGCATTGAAGGTATCGGTAAACAACTATTCAATGAATACTCCGATAAAATTGATAATGACTTAAAAAGTTTATCAAGAGCAAGATCGCATATAGTTAATTCGTTTAACCGTATTAGAGAATTGGCACATGATGCGTGTAAACTTTTCGTTATGTCTAATCAGGATCGTATACCGGCATATGAATGGCTATTAGTTCTAGCTAACTCGAATAATGCTAGTTATTCAATATCATCAGCCGACACATATTTACTTGAGCAACTACAAGCAAGATACAATCTTGATTTACTAAAAAAACTCAATAACGAAAAATTAGCTGATTCACGCAAGGAAGAACAACGTAAACTACAGGCATTAAAACGCATTGAAGATCAGAAGCAAAATGCTATCAAATGGAGGGCTCATAAGTTCCCTGGGAATCTGTTTGACCTTCCTGTAATGTTGAGAATTATAGGAGATGAGATCCAAACTTCCCATGGTGCAACAGTGCCATTAAAAGAGGCATACGCTTTATATCAAGCTCATTTATCAGGTAACTCTATAACCAATTACAGAATAGGGCATTTCACAGTTACTCACGTAAATGATGAATACATCAAGATAGGTTGTCACACTATCCCAATGCAGGAAGTTAAGGATTTATTGGGTTAGTTATTCACAGGATACTTCTAAGGAAGTATCCGATGAATCACTCAATCAAGAGGATTCTAGTCAAAAGGTAAAAACATGAGAGAAAAAACAATAAAATTATATACGTTTGATGAATTAACAGATCAAGCTAAACAGAAGGCTATCGAATGGTATCGTAGCATTAACGATGAAATATTCTGGCAATCCGAGACGTTCGATTCATTAAAAGCCGTATTTGAAAGGGTAGGTATAAGGATACGTGATTATGACCTAGGAATTGATGGTTATAGTTATATCCGGTTTGACTTAAACGATTCGATAGCAGAATTAAAAGGAGTAAGAGCATTCACATGGTTAGAAAATAATTTATTCTCTAAACTAAGACTAACTAGGAATGCCTACTTAAAGAATAGAAAAAATAACCTTAAGTATGGCTATAAAGTAAATGCTATTCCTAGTTGTCCCTTAACAGGGTATTACGCCGATGAAACTTTTCTAGAATCCCTTAAAAAAGATGCTTTAAATGGTAATACGCTTAAAGAATGCTTCCAACATTTAGCGCTTGTATATGTAAATGTATTGCAATCCGAATATGACTATCAAAACAGTGCGGAGTACATAACTGAAACAATACAATGCAATCAGTATGAATTTTTAGAAGATGGTACTAGAGCATAGTGCTTCACAAGGTACCGGTTTATCCGGTACCTGATGAATCAATGCTGATTCTAGTCAAGGAGATATATGAAAAGAGAATTAAGAAACTTAGTAAATTACTTTGAATTGCCTGCAGAATGGCAGATTGAAGCACAATCAAATAATGATGAGACATACGAAGATGAGATTTATATTGAACCATTAAAGCATCATATACCTAAACAACATATCCTATTTGATTTAGCTGAGTGTATGAGATGCGATAACTCTCAATACGACGGCGTTATAGGTATCAGTAACACAATGGCAATAGGAGTTAAATTGATCTCAGATACAGAATGCGAATTATTTTATTTATAAACAAAGAGAAAAATATGAGTTCAAGAATTGAATTATTACTATCAGATCATAGAAGAGATCAATCATAAGCTAGGACAAGAGAATGATCCGATGTACTTAGCTTATGCATGCGAGTATGTGTTAACCCAACTAAATAAAGGTAATTAAAATGACTAAAACAGTTCCACTAATGAAAGATCTAGGTGTATCAGTACCCAACGGTGAATTAAAGATTAAACAATCCGGTGGTGGTTACTTTGTCGAGTACCATAACCCGATATATGTTAACTCCCCTTTCATTATGCCGACTACGTTTAACAGTAAATTCACTATCGAGGAAATATTAAATAGCCGTGAGTTACAAAAGTTTATAGCCCGATTCAGTTAACCTATTGAGTATTTCCCTGACTCCTCTTGATTGAGGAGTCTATGAAATAATCAGCCGTACCTATGCTAGGCATGGTTAGTTATATCTCAACCTAATCGAGCCACTAGGATCGATTATTAATAAAACGGTAGGAACTTATGTTAACAGTATATCAAGTGAAAGGTTTATTACCTGTAGATCAATACGATACTACAGATATTTATGACCATTATATTTACGCTAATTATTTGGAGGCACTCGGTAGAATGAAACTACTTCAGTAGGAAAATACTAGTATGACATACATAGTCGTTAGTCATGCGGTAAAAAACTCCCTCTCGATTCCCGCAACCATATTAAAAGGAGATTAATTTTATGGATATTCAGTTAGAAAAAGAGATCTGCAACATACTAATAGAGGTTTTGGTATTTGGATTTATTTTAATGTGTCTAATTGGTTTTTTACCTAAAGTATTTAATCGTAATGACCGTTAAACAGTCATTCGAGTTTAAAGGAGGGAAAGGTTATGAATCAAGAAAGGTTAACAGGAAAGTTATTAGTGTTAGTACATACAGGCTACCAGTACTCACTAAAGACAGAAAATAATTGCAGAATAAAACGGTTCGATAGAGTTCGTACATATTTACTTAAACGGTATATTAGAAAAGGAAAATAAAAATGGAAAAGAAAAAACGATATGACCCTGAGAGAAAAGCTAATGTTGCCGAATTAACTGATTTACTAAATCAGCTAATAGAAGCTAATGAGTCAGATATGGATATTATAAACAAACTAATAGAAACCTATAAATCTGAATACCTATTCACAGTGATAGCATTCGCAGAAGATTACATTTATTAGTTATTTCTAAGGTGCTCATTAACAGTAGTGAGCATCTTAGAACTAACAAATAGTCTTACAGAATTATTTACTGATAGTTATGTAAGGCTAAGTTCGATTCTTAGTGGCTCACTAACGACTGGTGTGAAGGGGTTCAGGTTCAATTCCTGATGATTGTTCTAACTATGAGAGTAGTTAGATAACCTTGGTAGGACAAATAGTGCGGATTCGGAGTTATTCGTTAACAGTAGTAAGAAATTACTGCTTAGAACTCCACTTTACTTAGGCATAATGAAGTGCCGGTTTTATAAAAGGTTAAATATATGAAAGTAGGATTAATAGGAGGCTTAGTATTGTGGGGATTACTTTTCACACTAACCGGCTGTAACGGTGCTGTAATGAAACTAAGTGCGGGAATAGAAAGAGTTGATACCTCTTCTACGTCTTCACAGATGTTTGCTAAGCCTCCATTCCCTCCAATCTGTTATGTATGGAATTTTGCCTCATGTAACCCAATACAAGGAGAAGAAAAATGAATCCAGAATTAATAAGACCGCTAATCTGGTTAGTGATAGGTGGAGGTTTAGCCTATTACGGATATAAGAAAGGGAAGATAGTAATGGTTGAGGTTAAGCAACAACTATTCACTCTCCCCTCAGTAATAATCTTTATAATATATGCAGCTATGTTAGGAGGAATAGCTATCCCTTACATATGGAGCACATACCACATAGAGATTTATTCCAAGCCGGATTTTAATAAGAAGTGAAATTGATTCCCGCAGTGCACTTAAGGGTGCATTGCATGAAGCAATAATGCTGAACTAAACGGTAAGATTATGTATATAAATACTTATGGTCCAAGAAACATAGAAGAGATTGAGACTAGCCTTGAATCATTCAGAGCAAGTCTAAGCATGCTCACATCTCTACAAGAAAAAGGATTTAAAACTATAAATGATGCATGGCGAACAGTCTGCAAAACTCAAGTAACTAAAAGAGACCTTGAGAAGTTTGCAGCTTTATTAGGTGACGAAGTTGAAGCTGATAAAGACAGCCGTTCTTGGGAATGGTTTAGTAAGTACGGAGGGACTAGAACCGTAACTTTTTATACCTCTGGTAACTCCTGGAAAGCTAATAAAAAGATCTTAACTATGGCTATCAAGGAAGATCTCAATATCGAGCGTCATTACTGCGGAGGTAGCTACAATATAGAAGAACATACGATTGATAGTTTGATCTCTGCATGTAAGGAATCTATCAAAGATTATGAGAAGGCCTTAACTCTCAAAGACTCGATAGACCAGAGAATAAAAGACTATGAAGCTGCTTTAAAGAAAGCAGTTGAGGAGGCTTTCGACACTCACATAAAGCCGGTCTATGTCTTGGTTAATTCTAGATCTGTGTAATTGATTCCCGCAGTGCACTTTAAGTAGTGCATTGCATGAAGCAATAATGCTGAACTAAACGGTAAGATTATGAAAACGAAACAATTAGCGCCTATTCCTAATCAACAGAAAAGAGATAGAGCATTAAATGCTTTATATGCTTATGGACATGAAGGGACTTTAGAAGAGGATATCACTGATCTAATAACCGATCTTTTACACCTCCATGCAGCTACAGGTATAGCCAACAGTACTATTGAACAGCTTCTTGAGAAATCAGTAATGCATTTTGAAGCAGAAAAACAAGGAGAATAATATGAAACTAGACTTTAACCCTTATTCTATAGAAGACCATAATATTCTTTATGCGTTTATTAAAAATAAAACCTATGAGTATTTACTAGACGCTCTACCTAAAAAGTATAAACCAGAATGTTTAGTTACTGTAATGATGATAACTCGATCATACTTTAAAGGAGAATAAAAATGAGCACATATAAAACCGTCAACCTAATTTCAGTTCAGGATAAAATAATAAAATCCTGTGACGCTTGGACATCAGGTATCAATCGATCCCCGCTGATAGGTTCTCCTATTAGGGATGCTATCAAGCAACTGAACCCAAGGAAGCTATCTGATAAGTCTGTTAGGGTCCAAGCTTACAGCAACAACCCTAACAGACTTATCGTAAGTGGACCACAAGGTTATTTTGAATGTGAGGTAAATTAATATGAACGTAGATATAAAACTAATACTTATGAATCAAACTTTAATTATGAGCGCACTCGCCGAGTTGCTTTCATCTCATTCAGAAAAGGATAAGAGACACTTAAAAGATCTTCTCTTAAAACAAGTAGAGATTATTCAAGAGCAGCATCTGCTAATTAGTTCGCAGTCCTCTGATTAACTCTCTTAACCTGTATATTATTTAGCTTTGTATACTCCCACTATACACTTCAAAATAATATACAGGCTAACCTAGTCTCTTCCCTATCTTAATCATTACTTTCCCGAAACTCTCAGGGTGCACGAACAATACATCATTAGTCATTATGGCTAGTAACCTCTTATCCTTATCCAGAAGCTCCACAATGCGCTCTGTTAAGACATTAGGTTCAACCTTTAGGGCGATACTCAAAGGACCGATTACGTCCCTATAATTCATCCTGAGAGCTGTCTCTACTAATTCAATAACAATCCAGCGTCCCTTTGGGACTTTAGTTAGCCGGCCTTTGGTTAGTTCCCTGAATATAGAACTAGGTATGAAAGGAGAGAATAGGTTTATCTTGTAAATCATCGACTGTACCAACTGGACCATTAACTGTACCAAGCCGGTACAGTTAACTTAGCCCTTATTAAGGGTAGCTAAGTAGTAGATAGTAATAAGAATATAATTATTATTATTATTATTTATCTATCAACTGTACCGCTGTACTTTATAATTTTCATTTTTACTTCATAGCTTAAAAATAAATATATCTACTAGTAATCCGGTCCAGTAGTACAGTTTAAGGAAAAAAGTAGGTAAGCTTATGGATTTATTAGCTTCTACCACTGTACCCTTAAAGGTCCAGTTCTAGTACAGTAGTAGTACAGTTGAAGAAATCCTTTCTTAGTTGTTCTATTTTAATATCAAATTGGTTAATTTTCTTATAGTACCAAAGCAGTTCTTGAGCGTGGATAAAAGGCTTTCTATAAAACCTATAGTCATCAATAGCCTTCTCATGCTCTATTCTGAAGGGTTCGTAACGATTCCAGTAAAAATGGTGACGCTCTGAAGTTAGCGCTTTATATTCTGGCAGCGTACTGAGCCTTAACTCTAATAAAGATTGATGATGTCTTTCGTGACATACCCTACAAAGAGCGATGCAATCAGTTAGTACTTCTTTTCCTAAGCTCCTGTAATGCCTATGGTGAACTTCTTTCGCTAAACAAGGACACAATGCACACTGGTTACTCCAAAAGTCTAAAACACGCTGCCTGAACTCTCTCCAGTGGTTACTTTTAAGGTATTCTTTATACTTAGTTTTATAGTCCATCTATATCGTCCTCCTTTACAGGCAAGTAATGAGCAATATTATGCCCTGGGGTTTTAACATTAGGCAGCATCTGAAGTATTACTTGTCCACGCTTCACTAATTCTTGTAGCACATAACTCAGGTTCTTAGGTCGTTTAGTGCTTTTAATAGCAGTAGCAACTTGTCCGGCCTTAACAGCTTTCTGTCCGTTATCCATATAAGCTTTCTTAAGACCTTTCATGACTACATCCAAGTCCCTCTCACCCGAACCTTTAGAGATTTCAGCCAACTCATTCTTAAAGAACCTTCCAGTTTGGAATCTATGGAATTCTATACAAGCTTGCGCTAATTGTTTATCCACTATTGCTGTACCTTGAGCATGATTATAAGAAACCGCATTGCACATCAATCTGAGAAGCATCTCTTCTATACGAATATACATACCTAAAGAAGGTGCATCTGAGTCCTTACCTTGGGCTATATTAGCAATATCCTCTTGCTCTTTAAGATAATCTTTTACGTAATTGTGAGCTTCTTCAGTAATCTCTACATCTATACGTGACACACCAGACTTTCTAGCCTCACTACGAGCAACATATACGGCCTCACGTTTATGAGCAGCTATCTGGTCTGCCTTGGCTTTTGGCATTAATTCCTTAAGCTCAGCTTCAGCATTTACGGTAATTTGAGAAGCATCTATATGCGCCATTTTAGATACCAAAGACTCTAAATAAACTTTTAAATCTAAAGAAGGAGAAAAGGATCTGTAATCAGTATTCTCATCGAAAGTTCTGGTTAGCTTTATTTTAGCCTTACCATTGAATATAAAGAATCTTGGGATAAATCCGTCTGCCATATCAGCTAAGTCTAGAGAGCTTGTAAACTTGTCTGGCTGGATAAGCATCCAAAGAGATAGCATTCCACCCTTAATAGGAGGAACTGTATAAGACAAAGAACCTCCAGGGTGAAGCCATGTTCCTTGATCCTTACCTGTAGTAGCTTCCTTGAAATACTTCTTAAGGGCTTTAGCATACGCAGGGGCGTTCTTACCTGTGATAGTCTGGAGATAGTCTCCGGATTCATCTATTATCACCGTTCCTGCCCCACCGGCTGCGTAGAGGGAGGTGTGAAGGTCTTGAACGGAATTAGAGAAGCCTAGTACTTGAGGGTACTTTCCCCTAAGACCGGCTGCTTCGAGAGTTCTTTCTACAATATCTTTAATTGCGGATTTACCTACCCCAGTACCGGCTATAATTAAGCCGTTAACGAAAGGCCATGCACCTTTAAATCTAAAAGTCTCAGCTTTAAGAGCACCAGAGATAGCTAGAGCACCGGCAAAGCATATCTCAAGAGGAAGGTTAGATGTATATGCATGAATCTCCCTGACTAACATTCCTAAATCCCCAGGGAAGTTAAGATAGAACTCATCAGGTAGTTTTTGATTCTCTATGTTTTCGGTAGTACTGAAAACCTGTTTAGCTAATTCAGTTTCTTTTTCATATTTTAGTTTAACTCTTCTCGCACGTTGCTGAGTAAAATAAGTAAGGAGATTCTGTCTACGCTCCCCTCCTTCTAAGAAAGCACTCCAATCAGAGGGCTTGAGATTCCTTACTATAAACCCATCCATAGAGCATAGATAATCCTCTTCAGGAGCATTCAGGTCTATCACATTCTCAATAACATGCTCTAAATAACGTGTTATGTGGGTTCTTCTACTACCTTCAGTAAGCTTAGTAGAAGGGAACTCGAATTTATTGTAGGGCAGAGAGTGGCCGTTGTGGGTACCATTCAAGGATAATTCAAATTCGTTATATTTGTGAGCACCTAATCTAGCATAAAGGGGCGCAAGCTCATAAAGAGGGTGGTCTCCTATTCCTTTATGCTTAACTCTAAAAGGAGTTTGCAGGTCTGTTTTATTGTTATAGAACCCTGGGATACGAAGAACTTGATTGATATCAGTCATAGATTGGTCTAGTTTAGGAACTAAATCATCTAACAGCTTTTGAAGGGACTGCCATTGAATAACGTTATTCCCTTCTGCTGGTTCAGGTTTAATCAGGAAATAATAATGGAACTTATTAGGTGAGGACTCTACGATATGATGAGGAGCTAGCCTAAGTTTTCTTAACTCTATATTTAAAGCTGCTGAATCGGCTGTATCAGTATCAATAACTAAAGCTTTAAGGAGTTTAATGTTCGTGCGTTTGGCGCAATTCAGGTTATCATTCCCTTCTTCGGGCAATCCATCCCCTTCGTTAACAGTAAAGTAAATAGCACAGCCGGCAGTATTGGCTATTTGAAGTTCTATCTGAACTGCATCCGTGAAAAATTCCTCATAAGGTATGGCTCTTACCCAGTTTTTTGCACTGAACCATTTCCCAAAAGGGACTTTAACTCCTTTAGGAGGGATAATAGAAACGGTAATTAATTTAAACCCAAAAGATGAGAAGAATTTTTTGAGAGGATTGATAGGAGTTGAGACTTCGATAGTCTGCATAACAAGGTTCCTTTTAAAAATCTAAGTAACTAAAAACCTTAAGAGCGCTTTTCTCTAGCTGTGCAAGCTTCATCTAAGAGAGTATTGATGAGCGCATTCATACTAAAGAACGGAGTTTTCTTATGCTGCTTTTCAATACGCTTGAGTATGGACTCGTAAATGCCTAGTCCTCGTCTAAGCATCTTGCCTCTGGAAGCATCTTTAGGTGGTATTTTATATTTTTTCATAGATTGGATAATTAATAGGTTGACACGTTAGGACACCCTAGTATACCTTGACCTTCATTGGCAACAGTAAAACGGTAAGTAACGTGATAATTGATAACGAGTTCATATTAAAAAACTGCGTACCTGCAGTACTGAGAGATGCAGGGATATCTCCTTTCGATTATCAGTATGAGGGGATAAAAGCTCTGTTTCAGAAGAATAGGTTTCTTCTTTCGGATGACCCTGGCCTAGGTAAAAGTATGCAGTCTATTGTAGCTGTGAATCTTGTGCAGAGGTTTAACACTCATCACCTTTATCAGGATGAATGGCTACTTAAGCCTCTAAAAGTCCTAGTAATAGGGACTAAATCTATAGTTCTGAACTGGAAGAGGGAGATCAGTAACTGGAGTAATCCTGTAACAGAATGGACTGTCATTAATCACGATAAGTTAATCGGCAAGGATCATGAGAAGTACCTAAAGAATTGGGACATAGTGATAGCCGATGAATCGGCACTCTATATAAAGAATCAGAATACTCTTAGGTGTAAGATGTTCATGCAGATAATCTCCACAAGCGAGAGAGTGTGGTTAATGACTGCAACGCCGGCTAGTAAGTGTGCATCAGATTACTATGTTACTTTAAAAGTTCTACTTCCTGATATCTTTAATAAGATAAGCCTAACTAAATTCAAGATGAGATATTGCCAAGCCATAAAAGACCCATACACATACTCAGGTGTAACTTATGCAGGGTTTCACAAGAAAAACATAGCTGAACTGAATAAAGTATTTAGAGCTTGTGCATTAGGAAGGAAACAAGACGAAGTTAAAAAAGATTTACCACCACTGACATTCTCTGAATATTTTGTAGATGTTGATAATGTAGAAAACTTTTCTAAAGAAGAGATTGAAGAGATAAAGAAAAGAATATGGGAAGGAGTGGAGCTGAGTTCTCAGTATCAAGCTGTATTAAGAACTAATGCGATACATAAAATCCCTTCTATCCTGGAGCTTCTGAGTACATATCCTTTGGATAAGAAAGTAGTCCTATTCATCTGGCATACAGATGTTGCTGATAAGCTGGTGTCTGAGATCTCTAAGACAGATAGAAAGGTAGATAAGATAACAGGGCAGATTACTTCTGAACTAAAGAGGCAAGACATCATTGATAGATTTCAAACTGGAGATCTTAATACCTTGGTCCTAAACATGCAGTCCGGAGGTGTGGGGATAAACCTAACGGCTGCAACAGTAGGCATATATGTACAGTTTCCAAGCGTTGCTTCTATGTGGATACAGAGTCTGAAGCGTATCCATAGAATAGGTTCCAAAGAGCCGGTGCAGATCATCAAGGTAATGATTGAAGGAAGTATAGATGAGGAGATTTTCTCAGTGTTAGAGCAGAGACTGGAGTATATAGAGCAAGTTGGTTTGCAATCTAGGAGGGAATTATGAGTTATCAAGAAGCAATGGAAGCAGCAGGAGCAGAAGTCCACGAGTATAAAGAGTTCGGAAGCTATCAAGGAACCTGGATAGCAGATGTTACTTACCGTGGAGAAAGAGGCTATGTAGAAGGATCATACGGATCTTGTTCCGGTTGTGACGCTTTTCAGGGAGAGTTTGATTATTCCTGGGATCATGAGCATGACAACAGAAAGTATTATAATCCTAGCTACGAGGAGCCATTAGCCGGCTGTCCTAAGTGCGAAGAATATAAGACTAAGTTAAAAGAGTTCGGTGAAGGATACCTTCATTCGATAGTTCCTAAAGAGCAGCTTGTCTCTATCTATAGAAAGAAAGTTGCAGATGATTATTCCTGGGAAGATGATAAGGAAATCTTAGAGTGGTTAAAGGCGAGAGGAATATGAGCGAGCAGTGGACGCCGGATATAGTTAAAAGGCTACTTGATGCTTGTAACGGCCATCCGGATGCTAAGATCCCATGGCCACATAAGCTCCTACACGATGCTGTGGAGGAGATTCGGGGATTGATAGTAGAGCGAGCAGTGCTGAAGGGGTTTGTTGAAAGGAAGAACACTCTTATCCAAGACTTGCAAGCCCAGATCGCCGAGTTGTATGCGAATAAAGATACTACAGACAAATTATTGGAAAGGGCGCTCCTACTCATAAACAGTAGGTTTATTTTTGAGAAAGAACCCGCAATAGACGTTCTTCAGAAACTTGTCGATCATAACAAGCTCGAATCTGAACTCTCCACCCTCAAGGCCAGCACTAGAGAGAAGCTGCTTAAGGAGGCACTAGATATCCTGAATAATATGTACCAGGAGTTTTTGGAAGACCCAATCTGCCCTTCCCTAACTCTCCCTACGACTAAGGTTAGGGACTTACTAGAGAGGGCTTATGAATGACGAAACATGGTCTGAGATAACCACCGGATTAGTAAGTTCTGCGCTACGTAAAAGAGATCAGTTCATAGAAGCTTACATAGCAGAATACTTGCTTAGAACTGGGCTTTCTATTCAGGAGGTGCAGGTTGTAGAAAGGCGAGATGACAACGGTTACAAATTGTACTTAGAGAAGAGAGAGAGGGCTTATGAGTAAAAGAGACAAGATTCATATCGGGGATATGGTTAAAATCTCTCGTAATATTGAGCTGCTTAAGAAGAATGTTGAGGTGGAGGAAGTATGAACTATTCAGAGGCAACTCAAATTAAACAACTAAGCGAAACTATACTAAGTCTGCGGGTCACACTTATCCAGCTTAAGCTGGAGCTGCACGATGCTCAAGAAGAGTTGAAGAAAGCAAAAGCAGAGAGATTACTCTATACTATAGTTCTTAGTGTTTTTGCGACTGCGATTAGTATAGGTCTTGCAATTTTAAGTGGGAGTATAATGAAATGAAACTGTTAATAGATGTCAATCAAATATCTCAAGAAGAAGCAGAGCAAGGTGAAAGATTCAAAGACGCTCACGGGGTGTGGTTCCTTAAAAACAATAGTCAGGTAAGGGACGACACCTGGAAAGCGTTCATAAAGAAAGTTGGTGTTCCTGTGATAACAGAAGACGGAGCCTTCGATAGAGCAGAGCTAGCATCTACAGGCAGAGTAGGAGAAGCTAGGAGGCAATTACTAGATCTAGGTTTAGACTGTAAGTTCTGTATGGTGTACGTAGAGAGACCTGATATTAGATTCTATGACGCTGACCTTAACATATATAAACCAGAAGCCGGCAAACCTATAATAGTTCTCTGCAGGAATTATGCAGGAGAGAATAAGGCAGCTATTAAACAGAACCTAAAGAACAAAAACTGCGGCGGCGTAGTATTTGAGCTAAAAGCCACAGGTGCTTGGGTCAATCAAATAGACTTAAGAAGAGGAATTAGAGACGTCATAACAGCCGGCAAGAGGTGCTTTGTACTACTAACTCCTCAACATCCCTCTATTAACTACAGAAAAGATATAGCCGGAGCTATTAGGCAGATTAAAAGATCTCCTCATTGGGGGAGCGATAAGCTCTATATAGTTCTCTGTGCTTATGAATTAGAGAACACCGGCATTACTTTCTTAGGTGGACCTAATTCTGTGGAAGGTGCTTATCAATATATAAGGGATATGAAATGATTAAAGAATTCATTAAATGCTCTGTATGTGGATCAGAAACACCTAACGGGCCTTTTGGTACTATTGGAGATACATGGTTCTGCTCTGTAGAGTGCTTCGGTATCCTAGAAAATGAGAAGGATGTGCAAGCTGCGAATGAAACCCAAGTAGGAGGGAATCACTATAAAGATCAAACAATACAGCCTTGGGATTACATCATCAGTAACAAGCTTGGGTTCTTAGAAGGTAACATCGTTAAGTATGTTAGTAGATGGAGAAATAAGGGAGGAGTTGAGGACTTAAAGAAAGCTGAACACTATTTAAAGAAGTTAATAGAAACGGAGGAGAAATGTTAGACGAGAAATATAGAATAGGGACTAAGATATATTTAGTTACGAAGAGAAGGGATGAAGAAGCCATCAGTTTATATGGACCTATCTCAGTAGAAAAAATACAAATATCCTCTGAGGGAGTTCTGTATTACTTATCTACAGGTGAGTGGAAGCATAAAACTTACGATATGTTTATTGATTTAGATGACGCAGTAGAAGCATTTAAAGGAAGGCTAGAGAAGAAATGATCAGCATAATTATCCCCACATTCGGCGACAATGAAAGAGTAACTAAGTTAAAAGACTCTGTACGAAAACACGAGGCACCTTTCCATGAAGCGCCTATATCTCATATGTATGAGTTTATTGTCGTAAACGATAACCCTAAGAAGGAGATGATGTCAGTTATTAATAACGAAAAGAACCTCGGCTTTGCTGCGTCTGTTAATAAAGGAATGGCTGCAGCTAAAGGGGATATTATTCTGTTATTAAATGACGACATCACAATCACAGCTCCATTCATCGACACCTTAAATGAGGCTTTTAAAGATCCAGATCTAGGTATAGCCGGCGCTTTGCTTGTATATCCTAACGGCTCTATTCAGCATGGAGGCATGGCATACAACGAAAAGTTAGGAAGCTTTTTGCATATTAAAAGCTTCAACAGACTACAAAGCAGGTACTGTATTGCTGTGACCGGAGCTTTCTTTGCTATAAGAAGAGAGCTTTATAACAAGATAGGCGGGTTGGATGAGAGATTCTTTCTAGCCTGTGAGGATACTAAGTACTGTCTAGATGCTTGGGATGCTGGATATACAGTAAAGTTTTTCAAAGAGCTAACAGCTATTCACGAGGAAGGGGCTACTAGAGGTAACACCCCTAAGAAGAAAAAAGATAAGCCTGAGTGGACGGAAGCTGAAGCTAAAGGAATAAAGGAATTCAAAGCACAGCTAGACCTCTCTAAGATAAGAGAGATAGAAAAGAAAGTTAAGAAACTAAATGCTAAGAACCTAAAGATTGAAGTAGGCTCAGGGTATAATCCCCAGCCTGGGTATTTACATCTAGATATAAGAGGAGGATTACCTCAACTAGATTATATCTGTGACTTCGTTAAACAGAGACTGCCTTTTAATGACGGGGAAGTTTCTGAGATTCTAGCCAATCATGTAATAGAGCATATTCCTTTCAGGAAACTTCCTTTTGTAATCAGTGAGTGGGCTAGGGTGCTAACTCCTGGAGGCCGGCTAGTGCTAAGGACTCCTAATCTAAGGTTCATCTGTGAGCAATACTTAAAAGGTGAGACAACTCCTGAGTGGCCTGGAGATGAAAAGTTTATAAAGGAAAACTTATCTGACTCTGTAACGCCGGCTTGGTGGGCGAATCTTAAATTATTCTCTGGTCAAGACTACGATGCTAATTTTCATCATGTGTGTTTTGATGCAGAGATGCTTAGAGATCTATTAGGTAGGTACGGGTTTACAGATGGAAGAGTCACTGATCTAGGAAAAGAGTATTCTCCTGGTGAGCTGCAGTTTGAATCTTTTAAAGCCGAGCCTAGAGAAATCTGCTTGCTTAAAAGACTAGGAGCTTTAGGAGATGTAATACTAACTACACCTATTGTAGAGCGTCTGCATAAGGAAGGATATGATGTTTATATAGACACAATGTGTCCTCAAGTATTTACTAATAATCCTTACGTTAAAGGAACCTATTTAAATCTGGATAAAAAACCTAAGCCAGTAATCGCTAGGAGGGTAGACCTGGATTTAGCTTACGAGAAGAATCCTAAGATGCATATCATAGATGCTTATTCTCTGGAGGCTTTTGGAGATACTAAGACTCCTCATGAGACCAATCTCTACGTACCTAATTATTTAGTAAGTAAAAACAATTTTATTCCATACATAGTTCTCCATATGGGAAATAGTTGGGAGAACAGAACTTGGTCTAAAGAGTACTGGAAAGAGCTACTAAAGAAACTTCTGTACAGTGGAGAAAAGATAATCATAGTCGGTTCAAAAGACGACTTCCGATCTGAAAGCTCTAGCATCACTAACTTAGTAGGTAAGCAAACTTTCCATGAGTTAGCAGAGACAATTAGAAACGCTAAGCTTTTCATCGGGATAGACTCAGCTCCTTTTCACATAGCTGAAGCTGTGGACACACCGGCTATAGGAATATTCACTTGTGCTAATCCTGAGTTTAGATCTACTAAGAAAAGCACGTTGCCAGTTGTGCCTGATATTGATTGTAAGTTCTGTCTGCACGAAGAGAAGCCTCCAGTTACATGGTGTGGCTGTAAGCGTGGAGACTTCAAGTGCCTGGAGATAATTACACCGGATATGATTTATGAGAAGTATTTGGAGATGAAGGTATGACGGACGAGCGTAGGTGGGAAAAAGCTAGACTGCTTCATAGCTATTACGGGCTATCCAGCGTAGGAGTATATGGAAAGGATTTAGAAATAGCCTTACAGCACCATGATTTAGTAAGTGATTATTTGATCAGACATCCTGAGATAGAACAGAAGTGGTGGGAAGAGGATGAGGCATGGAAAAAATACGATGCTAAAGTCGGTCCATGTCCTGAAGTAAATTACGGATATTATCAAATATTAAATAGAGCAGAAAAGGAGAGAGATGCTGGTTAGCTTAATCACCCCTACGGGAAGCCGGCCTGAAGCTTTTGCTCTCTGCGAAAAGTGGATGAGTCAGCAGACTTATAAAGGTAAGATGCAGTGGTTAGTTGTGGATGACCATCCGGTCAACCCTGCTAAACTGACTCTAGGACAAGAGTTAGTCAAAGCTCCTATGTGGTGGAATCCTGAAGTAAATACGCAAAGACCGAACATGTCGGCACTCTTAGAAAAAGTTAAAGGGGATGTATGCTTAGTGATCGAAGATGACGAATTTTACGCTCCTGACTACATTGCTTCCATGCTGAAACTTTTAGAAGTCTCCCAGGTAGCCGGCCTTTCAAGTTCAAAATATTATCATCTCCACGCTCCAGGCTTTAAAACATTAGACAATACTAAACATGCTCCTCTCTGCCACACAGCTCTAAGGAAAGAAGCTCTGCCTCTCCTATATGAAGCTGTGCATAGCGGTCACTATTACTTTGACATAGAGCTTTGGAAGAAAGCGCAAGCAAGGGAGATCCCTTGTGCGTTACTGTCCAATACTACTCTGTCAATAGGTATAAAAGGGATGCCTGGGAGAGCCGGCTTAGGCACCGGCCATGAGCTAGTAGGTTATCAGGGAGATAGAGATCTAACTATGCTTAAGAAGTGGTTAGGAGAGGATCATAAATATTATCTTCCTTTTATTAAAAAATGAAAAAGCAGGAACTTTTCCTGTTGACGTAAAAGAAATACTTACATAGACTGCGACAGTCATATTAAAACGGTAAGAACAATGGCAAAAAACGATAATTGGACAACTCCTCAACCTCTTTATGACTGGCTACATGAACGATGTAACTTTAACGTAGATGCAGCAGCTTCTAAGAAAAACACTAAATGTAAGAGATTTTATTCTAAAGAGAATTCTTTTTTAGATATTCCTATAGATAAGCTAGGCAATCATTTAGTTAAGATAAAGGCTAGGATTTTTTGTAACCCTCCTTACAGCCTTGACATGGAATTTGCACAACGTCTTAGGTATTTAGCAGCAACGTACAGTATACCTTCTTATATTCTGCTGCCACAACGCTGTGATAGAATATGGTTCCAACAATTTAGAAACAGCAAGATTGTTAAAGAAGAACCTTTTACAGGCAGAATTCATTTTGGTAACGCCGGTAAAGGTGCCTTTATGTACAGTGTTGGAATGTTCGTAGGTTTTAAGGATGTTAAGGTCAGGAAATGGATAGACGCCGGCCAGTTCAATGAAGGCGGTAAAGGTGGAGCTACGTTTTAATATGACATGTAATTGTTTGAAATGCAGAACCTCTGCCTCTACTCTTCCAGTAGGAGACGGAAGACATGTAGCAGATTGGAATGGTAAAGCTGCTACTAGTTTAGTTATCGGTGGTCCAGATGGACTACCTATGATCATAGCTACTTTCCATGCAGACTCTACTTCTCTGTTAGTTGAGCCTTGGATGGTCAATAAAGCATTAAGAGTAGCTACAAAAGTTCTCGCTAAGTGTGTTGCTAACTATAGTAAAGATGAGCCGGTGAATTAATATGAACAATCCATTTGAAGTGAAAAAGAATAAAGAGCTAGACGATGCTGAGAAGAAGCTTTTAGCTGAGCTTAAGAAAGTCTCAGGCCGGCAGAGGTTAACTGTGTATGACATCTTAGAATGGTCTGCACAGAAGCTAGAGGCATTTGAGGGAGAGGTAACTTACTTTCTTCCTGAGTTAAAGATTTATGTGAAGGTAGAGGTATGATATGGATTCAGAATTCAAAGAAAAAGTAACAGCAGCTTGCACTGAAATAGAGAAAACATTATTAAGGCAAAAACTTGAAACAGCATTTCGGTTGGGATTACGTAGAGGTATATTCGAATCAGTCAGACTAGATTTAGCTTATGTTCTTGATTTAGGTAATCCTCCTCTTTCTGAGGCTCAGGCTATTGAAAAATTAATGAAGGGGGAAGCATGAGCGAGAATGTAACAGATAAAGAACATCACCTCTACGGAGGCAGCTCGGCCAAGTACTGGTCTAACTGCTTCGGTTGGGCATCAATAGTTAAAGACATACCCCAGGAGCCGGCAGGAGAGGCAGCTCTTAGAGGCACAGCTCTACATACCGGAGTACTGGAGGTAAAAGTAAGAGGAGAGATTCAAAAACTCACAGACGGTACTCCTGTTCTCCCTGACTACTCTATAATCCCTAACTGGCCGGAAGAGGGAGAAGCTTTAGCAGAGGAGTTCTGGACCTTACTATTTGAAAAAGAACTAGAAGGATTTATTACAGGTAAGCAGATATACATAGAGAGAAAGTTAATGCTCTCTCAGGAACTAGATGCCGGAGGAACGGCAGACATAGTAATTCTTTACCATAACGATAAAGGAAAATTAGTAGCAGTTGTAGGCGACTGTAAGTTCGGACGCATCTCAGTAGACGCCGGAGATGAGCAGCTTAAATTCTACCTCACTACTTTAAATAAATTAGCAAGAGAGAAAGGAAAGCAGATAGACGTATTCAAGTCTTTCATATATCAGCCGGAAACATTCCCTAACTGGAAAGAACATACTTTTACTAAGTCAGAGATTGAGAAAGCTGAAGCTAAATATAATAAGGCTATAGCCGAGAGCAAGAAAGAAAAACCTAAATTTAAAGTAGGTGACTGGTGTGAATGGTGCAAAGCTAGAGGAAGATGTGATGCCTATACTAAGCACTTAGATAAAGAGATGGAGCTGACAGTAATAAGAAACCAAGACCTTAATACAGTCCAGTTTATAAACGTAGCTGAGACTCCTACTGATACTTTAGTTAAGATCCATAGAAACAAAGCTAAGATTAAAAACTTATTCACTGCAGTAGATAAGGAACTTATCATCCGGCTAGCTAATGGTGAGAAGAATGATGAGATAAAAATAGTAGAAGGAGTTACTAAGAGAAAGTTTAAGGACACTGAGGAAGTAGTTGATACAATGAAAGCTCATGGCGTTAATCCGTTTAAAGCAGCTCCTATTATGGGGATAGGAGACATGACTAAAGCTCTTATGCTTGCTAAAGACATCCCTAAGAAAGAGGCAGACTTAATTATTAATCCTCTTACAGTTAAGCCAGAAGGCCGGCCCAAAATCACTAGCATAGATGACCCTGCTCCAGCATTTAGCTTCTCAGACCCTGCGAAGTTACTGGAGGGGTTAGACGATGATAGTGAATTTTAAATTGTATAAATAAAATAAGTTGATAAGGATTGATATGGCAAAGGATAATAAAACAGTTAACGGGTTCACCTTACTAGTTCCCACAAAGGATAGACCTTTTAGCGGTATATACGGAAACGATATTGCGTCTCCGTTAGGTAGAATAGCATTCGTTAATTTAGCTACTCCTGCTGGAAGACCAGGAGATAAGCCTAAATACGGAGTTTCACTTCTTGTTCCTAAGAATGAAGGACTTAATGATAAGACACTTGAACAGCAAGTATTTCATCTTAAAGAGATTCAAACTATGTGCAAACTTATGGCTCAGGATCTATGGGGAGCTAATGCAGAGGAGAATCTTAAAAAGATTAAGCGTGGATACTTTGGAGACGGAGATAGTCCATCTACAACTGGCAAGGTGTATGACGGATATGCCGGCACAAGGGTAATCAATGCTAGGAACGGAAAACCTCGTGGTCATAACCAAGGATGGAGAATACTGAATGAGGGTATGGAGCCTGAGCAGTTTGAGGCAGGAATGATATGTAGATTGACTCTTCAACCTTTCTTAAACTCTGATGGGTATTCTTATTCCTTACGGGCTATCAAGTTCATCAAGGATGACGGAGTTAGATTCGGTGGAGCACCGGACCCTGCTTCAGTTATGGATCACTTGGATAATGCAGTAGCTGCTGTTAGTGCTAATCTAGGTGATATGACGGTTGCTTAATATCTGACACCTGGAAAGACAGGATGCATGAGGATTCCTTGTGCATGAAAAGCTCGGTACTGGACAACCCCCAGCAGTCAGTCTCATAGAGTAGATAGACTGTGACAAAGCGAGGGAAAATACCTTCGGAGCTTTTCGTGGACAAGGGAACATAGTTGCTACAGAGTTATCTTACCGTTATCTTTGTAATGCGTCAGGTTGTTTACTGACTCGTTCGTGTTTCCTTGTCCAGTTTAATCTCCTGATGAGCTGGCGAGATTCCAGCGAAACACTTAGGTGTCGAGAAGCGCTACTCATATACAGCTGTTATGGCTTTGCCGAGCGAAAGTAGATAGCGAGGTTCCCAAGTGCTACGGAATCTGGGGTAAACCGCAAACGAGAGAGCACTAGCGGTGACAGGGAGGAGAGCACTCCCATTTTTAAAAAGGACTCTATGAATATAAATCCAGCAAGTGACGTACTAATAGTAAAAGAAATAACCCCTTCTGAATCCACACCCGCCGGCATATTCCTTCCTCCTAGCCACACAGAAAAAGATACCTTGATGAAAGCTGTTATCGTAGCAGCCGGTCCAGGGAAGATTAATGCTAAAGGAGATATAATCCCTCACGATTTTGTAGTGGATGAGATAATTGTTTTCGAGAAAAGGAGAGCACTGCCGGTTACTTATGAAGGGGAGAAGTATATTTTCATAAATGCTTCTGAAGTTTTTGGGACTGTGGAGAAGGTTAACTAAGTGAAGAAAGAATACACAGACGTAGATTTTGAAATGTTCGTAATGCCTTTCGGTAAGCATCAAGGCAAGACTATTTCAGAACTGCCGGCTACGTATCTTCTCTGGTTAGTAGATGAGAGTTTCTGTCCTCCGGTACTGAAAGCTTATATAGAACTTAATGAAGAGGATTTGAGGGAGCAAGCAGATGAAGGTGACTATCATTATGATGATCCAAGTTGGAAGTGAAGATGAAGAAAACTAAAAATACTAAAGGCCGGCGTAAACTTTTATATGATCCGTCTACCAGGTTTTATTGGTTTTTTCAACTAGGAGGCTCAGAGGAAGACGCATGTAAATGGTTCTGTAAAGAGATGCGTTTTTCTCTTCCGGAACTAGATTCAGGAAACGCAGGAATCTTTGTAAAGAATAATTCTTTTAATAGGACAGGTCTAATATGGGTAGGGGATAAAGATTCTCAGGATATTTCTGTAGTAAGTCACGAAGCTAGTCACGCAGTTACGCATCTATGCAGAGTAATGAAAATAGATCCTTTAGCTTCAGAAGAATTTGTAGCTACTTATCACGGTTATCTAATAGGAGAGTTCCTTACTTTAGTTAATGAAAGCAGCTCTCTTTATAAGAATAAATTTAGGCTTCCATTTAAATACAAACTAAAGTAAGGTAACTAAAATTATTACCTGAAAAGGTTAAATTATAAAAAGGAAAATAAAATGAGTGAATGTATTATTGAATTAAGTGAGCGATCTAAGGCTAAGTTAGATACGCTTAAATACGTATCGGGTCTATCTGCTGAAAGCCTAGAAAAAATGAAAGATATCAGAGCCGGATTCTTTAAACTAGCTGCAGAGGTTTTAGCTTTAGGAGATAGCAGAGAAACTTCTGAAGCTTTTACTTGTCTTGAAACAGGTCTTATGTTTGCCATTAAGCATGTATGTTTAGTAGATGCTGGAGCACTTAAAGAAGGGATTAAAGGATGCTGTGAAGGCACCGAATGTGAATCTTCTTTTAATCCAGACTTACCTGAAGGCGAAGTAGAAGGATAACAAAAATGAAACGAAGATCTTTAGGTTGGCGCAGAGATAGCTTAGATAAAAGAGATAACATCTTCTCAAGTTCTAGACTAAAAGAATATATTAAAGTATTGCCGGCTCATGTGGACCTAAGATCTTCGTTTCCTCCTTGCTATGATCAAGGAGAGTTAGGTTCCTGTACAGCTCAAGCAGTAGGATCAATCTGCGATTATAAGTATGGTTTAGATAATACATTCTTCCCTTCTAGGCTTTTCCTTTACTACATGACAAGGAAACTAGAAGGAACTACTTTCATAGATAACGGCGCTACTTTAAGAAACACCATCAAAGCAATCAACAAGTTCGGTGTCTGTGATGAATCAGTATGGAATTACATTATTGCTAACTTTAATATAGAGCCTCCTTCTTGGGTAAAGGTTCTAGCGGAAAAGCATCAGGCAGTATCTTACAGAAGAGTAAAGCAGAGACTAGATGATTTAAGAGCTGCTATTGCTGATAGTCATCCGGTTGCTTTTGGGTTCTCTGTTTATGAGAATCTTTACAGCCTTAACAAAGATAAATACCTATTAGAGTTTCCTGATCCTAACGATGCTCCAGAAGGAGGACACGCTGTAACAGCCGTAGGGTACGATGATACCTTACAGTATTTTATCATTAGAAATTCTTGGGGAGAGGAGTGGGGAAGTAATGGATACTTTCTCATGCCTTATAATTTTATCTTAGATAAGACTTTGTGTTCTGATTTTTGGACTATTGAGTTAATGGAGTAGGTATGAGTGATAAGTTTTTAAAAGAAGTAGGTGGGATAGCAGAAGAAGCTTTAGAGGAGACTATAAGAGAGCTAGCTGAAGAGGATGCAAAGAAAAAACCTAAAGCTGTCTTTGAGAAAGCTGATCCAGGGTCTGCGTTTTGGTACGTACTTCTCGGTGCTCTTATTAAATCTAGATCTGATTTCTATGAGTTCACTAATAGCGTTCCTACAGCTTTAATATCTATGGAAGATATTGAGTCTCTTAAAGATCACGTAGTCGTAGTTAAAGATGATCCACACGCTCGTGGGGGTTTTATTGTTACAGTAGAAAAACAAAAATGATTAAGAACTTTACAGTAGACTTTGCCGGCTCATCTTATCCGGCTATCTATATAGACACTAAAGATAAGGCTGAAGCTGCTATTCAAAGGATGCTGGAATCCAAAGAGATCTTAGTAGCTGATATAGAGACAGCAGCTCTACCTCAATATAAACATATTCCTGAAGCTGCTCTTTCTCCTCATCTTGCCAGACCTAGACTCATTCAAATGTTCACTGGAAAAGCTGCGGTGGTTATTGACCTATTTAAGACGGGAGAGTTACCAAGCTTGAAGACTCTGTTCGAAACTAGGAGTAGCTGCTTTCACAATCTTAACTTTGATCTGAAGATGATGATGAAGTGGTTTAAGGTTGAATCGGGAGACTTTCACTGCTCTGCTATTATGAGCCGGTTGGTTTGGCAAGCTCTATACCCTACATTCAAATCCGCAAGCTTAAAGGATGTAGCCAAGGCTTTACTCAATGTTGAGGTAAATAAAGCTGGAGGTAAAAGTGACTGGAATATTACGGAACTCACCTGGGAACAGGTCAATTACGCTGCAGCTGATACTATAATGCTTTACCTTATTCATGCAAAATTAAAAGACTGGATACAAAAGCTTAACCTAGAGAAGTGCTATGAGGTTTACAGAAAAGCCCAGATACCTATATCTATGATGGAGTTGAACGGAATAAATTTTGATGTCGAACACCACAAGAAAAACATAGTTAACTGGAGATCAGAGTTAGCTGATGCTCGTGATGAGCTACAGAGAATGACAGGTATTCAGGTAGTAACACCTGCCAAGGTAGGTAAGTGGTTGAAAGAAAACTTACCTCCGGAAGTGGCTGCTATATGGCCTAGAACAGATTCTACAAAAGACGAAGCTGAATGGGAAGATGTTCAGCTAGCTACTAATGCAGACGCTTTTATAAACTTTTCTCATATCGAGATAGTTAAACCCTTTGCTAAGTACCAGAAAATGTCCAAGCTTTGCACTAGCTTTGGAATGAACCTTATTGAAATGATTAATCCTGCTACTAAAAGAATTCATGCCGGCTATACAGTTTGTGGCGCAAGAACAGGCAGAGTTAGCGGGTCCAATCCTAACTTCCAGCAATCCCCTAGAGATAAAGAATTTAGAAAAAGTTTTATTCCCACTGCAGGGTATGAATTAGTTGACGCAGATTTTTCTCAGATAGAGGTACGTTATATAGCAGAACTAGCTCAAGAGGAGAGAATGCTAGAAGCTTTCGAGAACGGAATAGATATTTATTCAGCTACTATAGCCGGCATGTTAGGAAAAAACATAAAAGATATCACTAAAGATGAGAGGCAGCAAGGTAAGGGAATAGTTCTCGGTAGATCATATGGTTTGGGTAGATTAAAACAATCTAGTTACTGTAAGAAAAACTACGGCATAACTTTTACTACAGAAGAAAATGATAGACTCTTTTATGCTTACAGAGATTTATATCCGGCATTATATAAATGGCAACTCAGACAGACAGACCTCTGCCAAGCTAATAGATATACAGCGTTTGCTGCTTTAGGTAAGTCTAATAAACTATCAGAAGATAAGTATTGGGGTGCATCTATGAATCACCCTGTTCAGAGTGGCTGTGCTAGCATTATGTATATAGCTTTAATACTAATTGCTGAAGCTTTTAAAGGAAAAGATGTTAATCTTATCGCTAACGTGCATGATGAAATTATTCTAGAATGCCGCCCTACAGAAACGGGAGAAGTAAAGAAGAAGGTAGTGGAGTGCATGGAGAAAGCTTATTGTACGATACTACCTGTAAATAGAACCTTAAGGAACTTGGTTGACCCTGGAAGTGGAGTAAACTGGAGCGAGGCAAAAGGATGAGTACTCATAGGCATTCTACTCGTACAGGATATACATCTACTTATAGTGCTTGGAAGGCGCTTAAATTACGTTGTCTGTGTAAAACAAGTAAAAGTTATCCTCGCTATGGAGGCAGAGGAATTACTGTGTGTAAAAGATGGATGAAATTTGAAAACTTTCTAAAAGATATGGGAGAGAGGCCAACAGGTTTAACGCTTGAAAGAATTAACAATAAAAAAGGATACTATAAGAGTAACTGTCGATGGGCGACAGCTTTAGATCAGGCTAATAACAAAAGAAATAATATATTCGTTAAATACAAAGGACGCTCTTTAACTATAGCTCAATGGGCTAGAGAACTTAACATAAGAGTGCGTACTTTATACAACAGAAGGTATAGAGGTAAAACTGGAAAAGAACTATTAGCTCCTTCTGTAAATAAAAGATTGACAAGATAAAAATAGTAAGGCAAACTAAAATGAGTAGCCCCACCCAACGAGCCTTAAAAGAATTAAGAAAGAGAGGTTGGAAAGTATACATCACTGAGAAGTTTAATGCTTTCGCTAGAATCAGGCAGGACGCTTTTGGGTTTGGAGACTTATTAGGAATTGATATAGAGAGTAAAAAAATAGTACTTGTGCAGGTAACATCAGGAGCTAATCACGCAGCTAGAATAACCAAGATAAAAGGTATTCAAGAAGCGTATGATTGGATAGATAGCGGAGGGCTAATCCTGGTAATGAGCTTTAGAAAAAACTCTAAAGGTAGATATGACATGAGAGAGGAATATCTAGATTTAGTAAACAATTAATGGAGACTATATGAAAAAGAAAAAAACGGTAAAGAAAGAAGCACCTAAGAAAGTAGTAGCTAAGAAAGCTCCTGCTAAAGTTAAGGCACCTAAACAAGCAAAGGCATCTTTTCAAGATGCTATATCCGGTGCTTTAGATCGTCTGCTTGATCTTGCTAAAGCTCAAGTCTATGACATGTTTAAGATGTACGTGCAGACTAATCTGCATGTTAACATGCCGGCTACTTTAGAGGACTTCATTGCTTCCTGGAGTAACACCTTAAAGACTCACGGTATTACTGACGAAGAGTTAGTAGCTGCTCTTGCTCCGCATCAAAGAGATTATCTTCTAGCTTCTACTAAGAAAGCAGAAGGTAAAGTAGTTCCTGCTCAGGAGAAATTAATAGCTAACCGAATAGCTGAAGCTAATCGACTGGCTGAAGTGAAATTATGTCAGGAGCCTCCTGAGGCTGCTTTAATAGGAGCACCTGTCGCAACTAAGCCTTCTGGTGTAGTTGTACAGCAGGATCAAGCAGTCAAGATAAATGTAGATGAGTTCGGGCTAGACCTTACTCCTCCTACTAAGGCTGCTCCTGCAGCAGCTAACTCAGTGTTTGCTGATCTGGATGTACTTTAATATTTAACAGGAGGTATAACGTAATGAGAAAGATACTAGCTATTTTAGTTTTACTAGCCGGATGTAGTTTTCAGAAAGATATACCTCCTGTTGTTCGTGAAGTTCCGCAGATTAAGGCCACTCGCACACCTATCCCTGCTATAGCTAATCTCGGTATGGCTAGGTATGCGAAGGTTGCTAGGGACGCACACCCTAAAGGATTCGGTAACGTAACATTTACTAATACCTTTGGGGATGCGTACCCTGCTTTAGATGCTTTGCTAGCAACCGGCAAAGTTTCAGTTCAAGAATATAATCTTCTTTGGAAAGATGATCACAGATTCAGTCGTAGAGATTTTCCTTTTATAGTCGAGGAGGCTAAAAAATATGTATCACTTGTTAATAGGTATCCTGATGTTGGTTGTATTTTCTCTGGAGCTACGGAACATAATCTCAGTAAAGACGATGCTACTGCTCTTGCTACCGCTGTACTTGCTGTGGTTCCTGCTAGATGCACCTATTCTAATAATCCCTGGGTAGGTAAAGGCGCATTCATTGCAGCCGGCCCTAGAATATGTAACGAAATTCACGGATGGCCGGCTAAGAAGCCTAATGTTCCAGGTTGCTATATACACAACCTAGACGGCACAGATGCTTTCGATGTTCCTTACACAGATGTAAAGAAGGCTTTTCCTGATGCCTACATGCTTGCCGTATGGACTTCGCAGAATAATGGTAAGAGCAATAGAAACGATACGACTCCAAGACCTAAGAGAAAGTTCTGGCCTACTACAGAGCTTATAGACATGCTCGCTTTCTTGTTCACGAAACAAGGAGCTGTCAGCTTACCTAAGAATTATACAGTCAAACCTAAAGCTGATCAGCATATGGTTCCTCCTGAGCCGAGAGCTTTAAAACCTGTTTTTATTTTACCTTACGCCGGCAATGTAATTGAGTTATGGGCTGCAGGTAAAAGAATCGTAACCAGTGAGCCGGCTCAGAAGTTTGCTGATGGAAGATGGAGATATTATTTCAGAGACTACGGTTACAAGATTGTAGAGAAAGCTAGAACTTCTGTACTAGGACTATGGGTTCGAGGTAAAAGAGTAGGTAAAACTAATCCTGGGTTTAGACAATTTGGAGAATAATATGCCAGTAGAATTGAACTTAGTTCCTAGTGATAACCTTTTAAAAGACCTGCAAGGCCCTTGCTCTATCAAGTATATAAAAGAAAAAGAGCCGGCCTTATCTACTTCTCTCAAAGAGGATGTAATGGGGATACTAGAAAACGGTAAGCCTTTAGAGGTACAGTGCATAGAAATCATTCGTTACTTTAAAGACAATCAATACTCTACTCAGATGATAGATTTTCTGCGAGGTGAAGGAATGTCTCATGCTTTAAATGCGAATGCAGATTTTAATGGGCATGAGGATTAACATAAACTAGGAGAATGTATATGGATAAGAAAGCAAAGAAGGTAGTTAAGAAAGAAGTAAAGAAAGCAGTTAAAAAGAAAGCTAAGAAATAAGGTTTAGGGGTGCCTTTACGGAGGTACCCCTTTTAAAAGGCACTATGGAAGAACAAACGGACGAACAGACATTCGAGCAGACCTTCAAAGAAGAGATAGAGGAGATTCAAAAGAGAGCAGCAGATAACGATCAGTTAGCTGTGTTCCTTGCTGCAACTAAAGAGAGGTTCGATAAGCACTTTGATCATCTAGGTTACGTTTGTTTTGTTTTTGATAAGAGTAATCCGGAGAATGCTTACATAGCTAACATCTCTAATGTGCCGGTTAAGGGGTACCTGAGAAAGCTACTTCCTTTCCTAGCTAAATACAGACAGGCGTTTAGGAAGTTAAATAAGAATAGAAGCAGGAATTTTAGGAGAGTGAAATAATGCAAGACGATGTAGGTTTAGATAATTACAATAACTCTAAAAGATATATCGAAGAAGCCCTTACTGCCGAGCGAGAACGAATATTTAATGAAATTAGAAAGGTGGCTGAAAATGTTTATAGACCTAGTAAGCCTCCTTATGCACTTATTTATGTACATACTCTAGCTGAAATTTGTAAGGTGGTTAAGTGGGGGAGAGTGAAGTGAGGAAGCCGGTGCAGTACTTTTATGAATATGAAGTACAGAACATTTATGATGAGCATGATGCTTATAGGTTTCACGGGATAGAATTACATAAGACTTTAATGTGTTTGTGTGATGATGGTACTTTATGGAGATTTATGAATGAAAAAGATAAGGAGACTTGGGCATTAGTAGTTATGCCTGGAATCCCTCAGACAGTACTTAACTGTAACACGCCTAGGGTAACTTTATGAAAAAACTTTTAATCGTATTAATCTTTGCATGTGGAATCAGACCTATAACACAGCCATTCGGTTGTGATGGTAACTGGGTCTGTGTGTGCGATTCGGATAGAAACTGTGAATGGGTATTAATTTGTAAAGGGTAAAATGAGGTTCAAAGTAAGTTCAAGTATAGAGAATGCTTCTAAGCTTCTCCTCCGGACAATCATAGAGAGATTGGAAGGTACTACTAATGTCGGGAACATGGTGGGACTTCTCAGGCAAGACATTCATAAGTTTAAGACAGAGGGCTATGTGCCTTTGAAGCAAGTCTATTCTATAGCTAAGGATTTGAAGGTCAAAGTTTGGCATCTCTCTTACTATAAGCTAATGGAGGTACATGGCAATGATAGTCCTCATATGAGTACCTTAGTCAAGGAGCTTCCGTTTTTAACTAAAGAAGATAAGGCAAAGATATTAAAGGTTTATGGAAGCAAATAAAACACCTATTGAATGGAAGTGGCATATTAGTAAAAGACACCCAGACAGAGGGTTCTTTTTCGCTGATCAACCTAACGGTATTCCTATAAACACAGGAGAAGTAGATACAGCGCAAAAAGATCATTATCTAGGAACACTACCTAAGTATCATGAAGATTTAGCGGAGTATCCTAGGACCAGTAAAACAATCCAGTTATGAAAAAATTCCTGATAACTTTACTATTAGCCGGCTGCTCCTCCGGACAGGTGCATGTAGAGAACGATATACTGGCTCAGGGGATTACTAATAACGATAGATATTATACGCATGGAACGAAGTTCTCTTACTATGAAGATGAACCTAATGAGAGAAAAACCTACTCTCTAGGTCAATCGATTTACACCCCCTCTAAGAAACGTGCAGATGCTTTACCAGAAGACCTTAAGAAAAGCCGGCCATATACGGGTTGGCTTTATGCTGAATACCGAAACACAATCCTACAAGAAGACAACAACAGTAGAACAGTCTGGGGCCTACAGTTAGGATGCACTGGAAGGTGCTCCCTAGCTAAAGAAACCCAACAAGGTGTTCATAAGCTACTGGATCAAAGTATTCCAACTTGGGATAAAAACTATTCGTTAAAATCAGAGCCTGGATTTATTTTAGAAAGGGAGAAATATTATGATCTTTATCAAGCTGTTAATTTTTATTCTGATTATTTTACTCTTCTTAAGACCGGAAACATTATTAATTCTGTCAGCTCTGGCCTTTCTTTTAAGTATGGAATTAATTTTTCTAGGTTTGAGCCAGAAGACATTACGTTTAAACAGGCTAAAGAAGAGAGCCCGTGGAGCTATTACCTCTTTGGAGATGCAGAGGTACGATATATCGCCTACAACCACTTCCTGCAGGGGTCCATGTTCCAAAGCGAAAGACACACAGTAGATGCTAATCCTTTCGTAGGAGAAGCTAATCTAGGCTTTAGAGTAGGCTACGATAAGTTTAAGTTCTCCTATAACTATACAATGATTACGGATGAGTGGAGCGATCAAGGTGGTCCATTCAT